ATAATATATATAATATAACAATAAAGTAGTGTATGAAAACTTATAAAAATTTTGAAGAAGACTTTGAGAAGGCAAAAGCAAACATGGAACTTCTGGAAAACATTGTGTCTGTAGGCATTCCAAAGAAACAAGCGGTTTACTTTAATAGCATATCAGTAGATAGTAAGTACAGCAGGGGACAAAGAACGTATCTATACGTAGGTGATAAATTGGTGCATTGCAATGATGAAAGAAAGTTTTATGTAGGGCACGACAAATTTATTGAAACACACGGAAAAATAGTTGTCCGCTTCAACAAAGGAGAATTTAAAAAGTATATGGCTATGTGCGAAGAAATGTATAAAGCCCTTGCAATAGAGGCGAACGCATCTAAATATATTTCTTTAGTGGATAACATAAAAGACTTTATAAAGCCTAATATTGACCTTAAAAACAGCCAATTTAACAAGAGCAAGGGAATAGGGTGTGTTTACATAGAAAAACAATTTGTATAACTTCTAAATATTAAAAACTATGGCATTAATAATAATTATCGGATTTATTGGCTGTCTGTTGTCTGGTGAACTCATTAAATTAGGCAGATAATGGGAAAGTTCATGCTTCTACTATTGGTGTGGGATATTGTGGCTTTATTTGCCATCATACTACGTCCTAATTTCAAATATAGTAGTGATGTTATCAGTTGGCTTATAGCCGGAATAGCTTTGTCTGTAATAATAATAATCAGTTAGTAATAAGATGGAAAAATATGTTTACTACCTTCGTGTATCAACGAATAAACAAGGGGATAGCGGTTTAGGGTTGTCAGCCCAAGAAAAGACTTGTATAGACTATATTAATAGCAAAGGTGGAATTATTTGTGGTAAGTTTGTAGATGTGGCTTCGGGAAAAGACTGTTCCCGTGTGGAGTTGTGGAAAGCTATAGAGTATTGCAAAGCTAATAGTTGCACCCTTGTAGTGGCTAAATTGGATAGGCTTTCAAGAGATGCCGAGTTCGTTTTTCATGTAGTAAATACGGGCATAGATATATATTTTTGTGACCTTCCAGTAGTAAATACTATGGTATTAGGTATCTTTGCATCCGTTGCACAATACGAACGCGAACTAATTAGCAAACGTACAAAAGATGCGTTGGCAGCAAACAAGGCACGCGGCATATTATCCGGCACAGCTAATAGCAATTATCGAATTGACGAAGAAAGTAAGAAGCAAGCAAGTAGAGCAAGCGCAAGAACGCGAAACAGAAAAGTAGTAGAAAGTGCTGAATTCGCTTGCTTTTGCAGAATCCTACGAAAAGTTATACCTATACTGAATGAAAATTCTACGGATGAAGAACTATTCTTCTTAAACTGGACTAAATACCGTACAAGTTTTGTTCTCACCCAGTATCACAAAGCGGAAATAAAGGAACTCATGCAGGAAGCCAATAGGAACAATAATAAATTGTTTATCGGCATTGACTTTACGAATGCTAATTTTTATCAGTATATTAGTAGCCGGGTACAAGCTACGTTTAACTCAATCTCAAAATACAAAGAATATAATAACCTATAAAAAGCAAAAGTTATGGAAGTAAATAATATCATGGTATATATAGATAATCTGTTACAAGGCAATTCTGACAAGGAATGCGCGGATATTTTAAGGGAAGTGATATCTGAATGCCAAGAACGCATAGAATACTACGAAAACGGAGCATATGCTAATCAATTAAAATAATATGAGAATACTTCAAATTGCCCTAATAACACAAAAGGGTAACGTCTTTAATGTAAAGATGCAGATAGACGAAATTGTCTTTGAGAGTAAAGAAGAAGTAAGGGAAAAGCTTCTTTCTGTATTTGCCAATAGGCAGGATGCTGTAGTAGACGTTGTAATTCATTCCATACAAGACGAATTAGAGCTTTCCGACTACTCCAATGAGCAACTTAAAGCAGAACTAAAAAGAAGGTCAAATATCGCGCGTATGAAAGCTATTAGAGAAAAGCCCAAGTATTATTATTGGGAAGGTACTATAGTTGATATTCTGAAGCGATATAATAGGTTTGCCAATTGGAAATTTAAAATAGATTCCGAAGAACTGGCGGCAAATGAAAATTTTTCGTATCTGAATAAATGGCATGGTTTTGAAATGATAAGCGGTGCTTTCAATATGACAACTGCACCAAAAGTTGGGGATAGGGTCAAATTAAGGTATCGTGTAGTAAAAAGTCATTTTCGTTCCTATAGAGATTCTAAAATTGTATCAGTAATAGAACGGGCTGACTTGTCAAATGAAACAGTAATAGCAGGCAGTGAATTGTAAACTAAAACTATAAAGAGATGAAAGCAATATTAATAGCAACCAAAGAAACAATTGACGTAATAAAGGCTGAGGAATATACCAACATTTACGTAACAGAGGATGGCAGTCAGTCCTTCTTAGGTGGTGAACTTATTCTTCTTGATGAAGTGAAGGAAGAAGCAAAAGAACGGGATTGGGAAGAGGTTAGGATAAATGCTGCAATAGCAACAATGCAAACACTTTTAAATAATCCACAATATGAGAACAAATCAATAATAGCCATAGCTGACATGAGCGTAAGTATGGCTGATGTATTGGTTAAAAAGCTGAAAGGAGAATAGCTATGTAAAAGTTGAGGTATGAAACATATATTGGATTGGTATAATGAAAATACTCCTCAAAATGAGGATGAATACGAAAAAGGATGCTTGAGAAGTGCTGCAATAATAGCAATAATCTTCATAGCATTAACAGTAGCAATAATAAATATTTGATTTGAAAATGGAAAAACAACCGATTAGCATACAAGACGTGATACAAGAACTTCGCGACTTGTTCAGAGTTACAAACAGAGGATTTTCAAGTGAAATAGACGGGATATTCTTTATTGACAAAAGGCAATATTCCGCATCCGAGGTACACATGAAGCTTGAAATGTACTTCAATGACAAGTACATAATCAACGGACTTTGTAAGATATATCCGAATTGTGTGACTTATACACGATTTGAGATTAAGAGCATCGACAAGCTGATACCTAACTATAGACTCATGGGAGGTTATACTCCCGAAAAGGAGGACTGAATTATGGCGAAGAGTATATTTACTCCAATGGAAAAGTTTAATGAGATTTTGGCGGTCTATAAACTTAAATCAAGCAATATTGGAGAGTATGAGGGAAAGCATATCAGAGTATTCCACAATGAGAAGAAGTGTTTTGATTACTACCCATGCCGGATGAAGCTATTTGACTACCACAATTGGCATCAGCTAAGTTATCCTATGCACGGGAACAAGGATTGGGAGAAGGAACTAAGAACAATAATCGAAAAACTGATAAAACAATGAAGAAGTTAGTAATGACATTGATTGGCTTGCTTTCACTGATGGCAAGCATGCAGGCGCAAACAGATTGGAAGAGCCAGCTTAACTATTTGTATGGTACATGGACTGTACAGTATGTACAAGACCACAACGACAATGTAAGTACACCGCCAAACTTGGTTAGAATGAAGTTCAACCGGGATATGACTTGTACTATAATCCAAGACGGACATAAGATACAAGGCACATTCAAAGCGGAACAATTCATGCAAGGTGAGTTTGAGTTGTTTACTGGACTTTTCGTGCAAGTATATGCCAACAAAAGCAAGAAGACAATTCTGTACTTTCAAGTGTACGACATTAATAGCAACAAGGGAGTTATCAGCGTGCCTGAATTGAAAGAGTATTGGCAGATAAAAAAGAACCTATTTGAGATGGATGATTAATAATTGTTAATAGTTTGGCTTGTTTTTTGGAAGTTTCAAAAATAACAGCGTTCTTTGCATTGCAATCGGGAGGTGATAGTCTTGGTGATAAACGATATTAGGATTCAATAGAATTTCAACATATAGCTTACATTGGTAACTATCACCTGCAATCGTGCAGTCTGCCAGTGTATAGCAAATCTAAAAGCACTGGGAGTTTTCTCGGTGCTTTTTGTATTTATTGAAAAACATTCTTATATTTGTGGTGGCGATAGGCTGGAGTAGCTACCAGTTGACAAGTCTTTTTACATGCCTTCGGACTTCGCCACCTTTCCTTTTTAGAAGGCATAACTCTTAAAACAATAAAGGTATGGAAAGACAAACTAAAGGAATTTGGATTCCAATTGAAATTTGGGAAGATAAAAATCTTTCTTGGAATGAACGTATATTGTTGCTTGAAATAGATAGCTTTACTACTAAGGATAAAGACTGTTTCATTAGCAATGAATATATTGCCAATCTATTGAATGTAAGTGAAACAACAGCTAATAAAATCCTTTCATCATTGATTAAAAAGGGATATGTCATTAAAACAGCATTTGATGGAAGAAGAAGGTATGTCAAATCAGCCTTGCAGTTAAAAGCAATTCAGCCTTGCACTTTAGAGCAACCCTGCCTTGCACTTTACGACAACATACCTAATACAAGTAATAATACAATTAAAGAAGATAATATTATCATATTATCTGAGAAAGCGGAAGACAATGCAGAGCATGTCAATGTCAACTCCTTATTAGAATGTAATGATGGCGTTAAAAAATGTTCTAAAAAGAGTAATAAGGTTAAATTGGATGTCCGTGCCGACTTGTCCTATGTTAGTGAGGAACTAAAAGATGCTTGGAACATTTGGCTTGACTACAAGGACGAAATCAAGAAGCAGTACAAGACGGAACGAGGTGCAAAGATGATGTATTCCAAGTTGGAAAAGTATTCCGAAAGCAATCCAATTCTTGCAAATGCCATTGTCAACGAAGCCATTTGTCATAGCTGGGACGGATTCTATTCATTATCTGACAAACAGAAAGACTTTTTCTTATCGGATAAAAGCCCTTATAGGAGCGAAAATACCGATTCTTCCTATATAGCTAAGAGATTGCAGGAGTTGGACGAGAAAATCGAAAAATACAAATAGTATAACATCAAATGAAGAGTATTATGAAGCGTAGGGAGTTAAATATTGGAAATATTGTTCAAGTCGGGTTTAATAAAGTCAGAGTTGTACGTGATGAAAAAGTTTCGTGTGATGGTTGCTATCTTAGACCGATTTGTGCTAAAGATTATGAAGCCTTAGGATGGAAACAAGAAAACTTTGGTTTTTGTTCTGAAAATGAGAGATTAGATAACAATAATGTTCATTTTGAATTAGTAGAATGATGTGGAAGTAAAGAGTGGAAGAATGTTTGAGAAAGAGATACTTCCTTTCATGGAGGAAATGATTATGAAAAAGCTCCGTACATACAACATATACAGTATAAAGGAGTATGAGGACATACGGAAGGCAGTAAGGTATTCAATAAGGTTTTGCAAGAAAAATAAAATTGTTCGATATGAAGATAAAGATTAAATAAATAAAGGAACGAGAAATGAAAAAGTACAAGTTTTTATTTTGTGATATGGACGGGACGTTAATAGAAACTGCAAGCGGTGAGACGTTCCCGAAGGGTATATGGGATATGAAATTTAAGTTTGATGTCCTGGATGCAATAAAGAATTTGAATCCCGAAAAAATCTTTATTGTGACAAATCAAGGAGGGATAGAAAAAGGGTTGGTGTCGCAATTATCCATTTATGTAAAATGCAAGTACGTGAATGACAGTATAATGGATTATTGCGGCATTGATACGCGTTTTATGTATTGTGAAAGCAATGACAGAAGAAACCCTATGAGAAAGCCTAATACTGGAATGCTTGAAAGACTTTTTAACAACTATAAATCATGGAATGCTGGTTTAAGTGAAAAAGATTGTTTGATGATTGGTGATGCAAGCGGTCTTGAAGGGCAATTTTCGGACAGTGACAAGAAAACAGCCGAGAATTTCGGTATAGACTATATGGATGTCAGCGAGTTCGTAAATGTTTACGGGAAAGAGGTTTGATTATGGGATTCAATAGAGGAACAAAGTTAGGTGCAGAAAACAGAAAAGGGCATAGATGGATAAACAACCCTAATACTGCGCATAAAAAGTGTACGAAGTGCGGCTGCATGGTTGACAAAATTTCTTCAAAAGGAGAAAATGTTTATGTATATACAGACAATAAAGGTAACAAATCGGCTGAATGCCCTAATTGTATTTGATTATGGAAGTTAGTTATAAAATATTCGATTCAATAGAATATAGTATTCGTTGTGAAGAGCATGATATACATTATCCAAACGGGCCTTATCCTACTGTAGAAGAGTTTACCTATAAAGGCACTGGAAAGGTGGTAGGGTATATAGATGGAGGCTTTTTTAGGAAAGATAAGTTTTTGATAGTGGATAAGGAAACTAAAAAGTTTATGAAAGTGAAAGTAAGTGATTGTGAAATATTAGAATATTGATTATGGAAGTAAAGAACGGAATAATAATAGACGGAATTCTGCATGAAGCTGTGAATTATAGTAACGTTAGTTCTTGTAGTGTATGTTCTCTTCGTAAAGAATGTGATGAATTAGAGAATCGTTGTGATGAATGGATTTGCAGGCTTATTGATTGCAGGTATTTCGTTAATCGTGGCAAAGTAACAGACATTAAGACAGAAAAGGAGGAATAAATCATGTGTAATTCAATAGAATGGGGCAAATGCGAAATATGCGGAAAGGAAGACCAGTTGGAACGTACCTATTTCTACTATTCAATTCATTGTGAATGTTGTGGAAGCAAAGACGAGAATGGGCAAAATAGGCATTTTGAAATGGTAAGACATTGTAGGAAATGCCCGGCTCCTATGCCTAAAGAAATACATCCATTATATAAAGCGATGGATGGTAAAACTTATCGTGCGAGTATTTCTAATATGCTTCCCGTTGATATTTGTGGGGAGTTTATTATAAACGAATCGATAATTAAGGAGGAATAACAATGGAAAGCGATAAACTTATATTAGATGCTTGTTGTGGCAGTAGAATGTTTTGGTTTGACAAGCATAACCCTTTGGTTTTATTTGTAGACAAGCGTTCAGAAACGCTTACAGCTAAGGACAAAGATAGAATCAGAACTATAGATGTAAAACCGGATGTAATAGCCGATTTTACTAATTTACCGTTTGAGGATAATTCTTTCTACATGGTGGTGTTTGACCCACCGCATTTGAGAACACTTGGCGAAACCTCATGGATGGCTAAGAAGTATGGTAAACTGCCAAAAGACTGGCAATCACTCATACACGACGGATTTACCGAATGTATGCGTGTCTTGAAACCTAACGGAACGCTTATATTCAAATGGAACGAAAGTGAGATAAAAGCTTCGGAAGTTTTGTCCGTTATTCCTTTTAAGCCTCTATTTGGACATACCACTGGAAGGCAGAGCAAAACAATATGGATGTGTTTTATGAAGAGAGAAGACGATGAATAATACAGAAGAAAAGCATTGCAGTATATGCGTGCATTATGAGATATGTGCCAATTTTCAGATGTATTGTCACGCATTGAAAAGACGCATAACGGCAAGAAAGCAGGCGAAGAACTGTAAGTATTTTGAATATAGATGGAGGAATAAATAATGCACCAGTGTGACTATTGTTGTTGGTATAACGAAAGATACGGGAATTGCGATTGTCCGTATGTAATGAAGAAGTTGTCTTGTGATAAAGCTAAAAAGGAGAAAGAAAGGAGTGAGAAATGAAATTAAAACATCCATTAGATTGGTATAACGAAAACACACCATCGGAAGATGAAGAATACGAAAAGGGATGTCTATCTATCGCCTTGATAGTAGTAATCATTTTCATTGCATTAACGGTTGTAATTTTATCTTACGAATTATGAAATCAAAACAAGTATTATCAATTGAGCAGATGAAGCACTTGCAGGAGCTTGGATTAGATGCAAGCTCCTGCAAGTATGTGTTGGCATGATGAATGCTACCCAAATATATCAGAAGATATAAAGTATAATTATGGACGATGCTATCTAAAACTTGGGAATTTAATTGGCTGCTTTCCTACTTATACTTTGCAGGATATCATACAGAAGTTACCGCCTTCTATCAATATATGTATGCTGCATATATATCCTGCTGCTGACTTGTGGTATTTCGTGTACATGGATTCTTACACCCGTACTATTCTAAGCACGAAGTATAGTCCGGATATTATGAATGCAGCCTATCAGATGTTGTGTTGGGTGATTGAAAACGGACATTTAGAAACAAACAAGTAATGATATGGAACGAATAGTAGAATTAAGAGGATTAGAAGGAGTATATTGTAGTGATGTAGTTCATGCTTATATGTCTTGCAATGCAGAAGACGTTCAAAAAGCTTTGGAGATTGGGATTCCATGTACTGGAGCAAATGACTACGGAGCGTATAACATCTATTTTGACGATTACGGAAGAATATGTTTTGAATATATGCAACGTTGTGTAACAAGAGAATACAGATACGTTGAATCAATAGAAGAGGCTATAGACTGGATGAATAGATTTATGAATAATGGAGGTTGATTATGGGTAAATATAGATACAGAGAAGTAAAGAACTATATCCACAACGAACTAAAGTTGACAAGAGAGGATATAAGGGAGATAATGATTCCTATTGTTAAGGAAGAAGTGAAAAGAGTTTTTAATAATACTTATGGAGACGATGCTTCTGTTGAAAATTGGATTAGATGTATGGTTTCCAACGAGATACAAAGACATGGTGATTACTCTATGATAAGGAATTTATGCAGGGAAATAATTAAGGAGGAAATTACCGATAGGTTGTCAATTGATATAAGCCTTAAAAAGAAAGAGGGGTAAAATATGCAGAACGAAATTTCTTGGAATGAAAATACTTGTTATGAGATTTATAATCCATATATAGATATTCCTATTTTAGAACCATGTGATGCACCCAAAATGAGAAAATATCGTCCAAAAGATGATAGGTGTACAAATAAGCAAATTGCGAAACGCAGGAAGAGGAATAAGAACCGTAAAACACATAGGAGGTAATTATGAAATATACATTTTCTAAAATTCATATTTATAGGTGCTTACCACCATATAGTAAATGGTACAGCATAACAACTGATAGTGAAATAACCAAAGACAATATTGTAATTGTTGGTAAAAAGCGGTTATTGAAAGTCGCCTTTGCATTGATACTTATGGCTTTATTTAATAAAAGAACCACTATAACCAGATGATTATGGAACAAAAGAACATAACTACTGAATGGCTTAGATTGGAATTTTATAAATGCAATCATGCCAAGTACAGAAAGTATGCTGATGAATGGCTGAATAACCTTACTGACGCTCAGATAGAGGGATTTGAAAGACAGCGTATAGGACAAATTGATAAATCGAAATGCGTATGAGTGGGAAAGATGTACTAAGGCTATTACTTATCAGTTATGGCTTTTGCCGTAATATTAAGATAAATACTTATATGGGTGACGGTGGATGGATTGGTTATGAAGTATCTGCCAACAATGACGACGACGTTGAATATTACGCAGTAGATTGTGAGGGTTTACTTTTTCATATATACGAAATACAGAAATTTATGAGAGATGAAAATATTGAACCTCGTATAATGTTGGGTAATTTTAGTAATAAGCATCTGCTTTCAGACGAACATTTGAACAATATTTTAAAACTGAAAGAGAATCAACATTATTGTAAAACAAATCCGAATAAGTTATGAAACAGAAGGATAAAAAGAAAGGTAAGTTTCATAAATCCATTGAACATATTACAACAATCAATGGTAAATTAAGTGATGAAACAATAAAGTTAATCAACCAGATGGCAAAGAAAGCGTATGGAAGGAAATGATATAATGCAGTATATTGATGAATTGCTACAAGATTACTCAAATGAAGAATGTGCAGACATTTTAAAGGAAGTAATATCTGAATGTCAATCACGTATAGAAAATTGTGAAGAAGGAGTTTATACAACCAATTAAACTAAAATAATATGAAACAGACAGTAGAAGCAGCAGCAAGGGAATATTCCAATGACCAAAGAAATAGGCAACATCATTGTGAACCGTACTGCATTGTTGATTTTAAGTCCGGTGTCGAATGGCTGTCAAAGCAGTCTCCGTGGATAAGCGTGGAAGAACGTTTACCGGAATATTCGTGTTGGGTGCTTGTGGCAGGTAAGGACTATAAATATCGAATTTTGTTTTACTGTGGAGGTAAGTTTTATACGAATAAAAGTTTAATAGCATATGATGGGAGCGTTCTTTTCTGGATGTTTATCCCATCCTTCGACCAAATCCTCGAAGCGAACAAAGATGTGTTACAACGATTAAAATAGAAATTTTATGGAAGAACTAATTCACATTGATAATCTATGTTCACGTTGCGGCTTTTTTACATCTGATACATCAGTAAATGGTGGTTATGGATGCAATCATAAGGATTGTGACGATGGAGAATTTATTTATAGCGGAGATATAATTGACTGGCATAAAGCTTATAGAATTGTGGCAATAAGACTTACTAAAAGAAACATAAAATGCAACCGTAGGCTTGCCAAGAAGTTTTTGAAAAAGGCAAGATTTATTTTGGATAAGCATTGTGAAGCTTTTGGAATTAAATTCCAAGGAAAATGCCTTGCTTCAACATGCCCTTTGGGTTATTTGGCAGATAAAAATGATATTATTAGGTTTGGAGAAGACCCAGAACTCATGGCAGTAGATGATTGGCTTGTTATAGAAAACAACGAATAAAAGAGAAAGGGGATTGATATGGAATTAAAGAAAGTAGGACAACTTAGAAAAATCATTGATAATCTTTCCGATGATTATGAAATCGAAATGCGAGTTAGGCGCAAACTGTCTGACGAAGAATTGAAGGGATGCAGATACCCTTATCCTTACGACACTGAATATCTTACTTTAGAATTTGATGATATCGGAGTGTCAGACAAAGTGTTATGTTTAGGTGTAACTTCTAAAAATTATTGATATATGAGTAAAATAAGACTAATACTTCGATATCTGTTAACTCCTTTATGGCTCGCTATATTCATAGTCTATCTGCCAATATGGTATATACAAATGAGTTGGTACTATTTCAACTTTGGGGATTATTGGGATAGCTATTTAGTTTTATGGGATAGAGTAATGTTATCTCTAAAACTTAAAAAGAAATATTGATATGGAAACCCAAACGATTCAAATAAGAGGAGATAATGATGCAATAGCATACATTAATTTTGTAGATAGGGATTTAGCTGTATCTATCGTATATGGAGATAATCAGTACGATTTCACCATTGAACCCATTACCCTAAAAGCATTGGCATACGCCTATAAACTACATTGTGAAGAATGTGACGAAAAATACAATAAGGTATGAAAGCAAGAATAAAAGAAACCGGAGTTTTAATAGATGTAATTCCGAGAATAAATATCAATGCGCTATATAACGGAGATAACCTATATGTATGTGATAATAAGGTTTTCAGAGAGTGTGAACTTGATTTTTTAAATCTTGGAAATTCAGCCATTGATTGGGAAAAGCGACGCTACGAACTGGCGAAAGATTATTCTACAGAGTTTGTTAAACTACAGCATAAAAAGGGTATAACTGAGTGCGGCATACTATATCCAGATGTAGTATCATGGTCTGTAGAACTTGCTGACGCACTAATAAAGAAACTGAAAGGAGAATAACTATGGGATTTACAACACCGTGCTTTATACGAAAGAATACGCCAGAGCTTAGAAAGAAGCTGGAAGAGTTGAGATATAAACTACTTAATTCTGGTGATACAACTTTAGATGCACATAATTATGATGGCAAGGGAAGTCATAAAAGTATTGAAGAAGGAAGAGCAATCATTACATTCTATGGGAATTTATATGGGGTGATATATAATGTAGATACTGTCACCAAGAAAGGAAGGGTCGATTGTGGAGCTAATGAGTTCTTGTTTCTTGCCATTGCTGCATTGAGATATGATACAGACGATAGCCAATGGTTCACGGATGGGGAAGATTGGTTCTTATGCCAATATCTGAAAGTAGGAATGCACTACCAAGACAAACCGGAAATACTATTTGATAAGTGGCATAAAGCCTCCGTGGACGAACTGATTGAACACTTTAAACAATAACAGCATGAGAAAATATAGAATTGAAAACTATGGCATTTATAAGAACATCTTTGATGTACAAATGAATACTTGGTGGTGCGGATGGATTACGATAAAAACATTCGTAGCAAGCGATATTTGTACTGATAGTATTGATTATGCAAAAGCCTGCGCACAAGAACTATTGGATAAACTAAGGGAGGAACTACCATGAATGAAATAACTATTAGACAATGGTATGACACCTTTAAATCGGGTGAAGAATTGGTCGAAGTTCGTATAGTAGACAATGCTTATAAACGAACTTATTCCGGCTACTTTACTGATGTAAACACCCTGCTCAACGAAATTAGGAAGTATGACAACTGTAACATCTACTTCACATTGAATGCCATCAATCCAGCATGTTATGACAGAGAGCAGCATGATAGGATTGTTACCAAACCAAAGTCAACTACTTCTGACAATGACATTGTTGGAAGAGATTGGATATTGATAGACATAGATACTAAGAAGCCATCAGACACAAACTCAACTGATGAAGAGAAGGAGATGGCGAAAGAAGTAGTCAACAATGTATTCAAGTTCCTACGGGATGAAGGTTTTGAAAAACCAGTAGTATGCGATAGCGGCAATGGTTTCCATCTACTGTACAAAATAGCCATGAAGAATAGCAATGAGAATACTACAATCTGTAAAGAGTTCCTGCAAGTTCTTGATATGCTATTCTCTAATCCGAATGTAGAAATAGATTGTACTACACATAATGCAAGCCGGGTATGCAAACTTTATGGTACATTTAGTCGAAAGGGAAGTAATACCAAGAAGCGTCCTCAAAGGGAAAGTAAGATACTAAGAATACCAGATGAAATTAAAATAACTCCAAACGAATACTTTGCCAAAGTTGCTGCCATGCTCCCGAAACCGGAACAACCGAGCAAAAGCAATTACTACAGCAATGAGAAGTTTGACTTAGAAGCATTTCTGAACAAACACCACATTGCAGTGAGAAACATTGTAAGGACATCATCATTTACAAAGTACATACTTGACGAATGCCCATTCAATAGTTCACACCGCGCTCCGGATTCAGCAATCTTTGAGATGTCTAATGGAGGACTTGGCTTTAAATGTCTGCATTCAAGTTGTTCTCAATATACATGGAAGGATTTTCGGTTGAAGTTTGAACCAGATGCTTACGACCACAAGGAATATCAAAGGCACGAGCATAAGATGCAATACTACTCTTCCCAAAAGAAAGAACCGTTTGTACCAAAGAAGGAGGATTCTGCAAAGGGAAAGAAGTGGCTGGCTATGACTGATGTACAGTATGTGGATATGAGTAAGTTGGTAGCTATTCCTACGGGATATAAAGAACTTGACAAAAAAATCATCGGTCTACTGATGGGAGATGTTACGGTATTGTCTGGTTTGTCTGGTTGTGTAGATTGTGATACAGAATATTTTAATGGTACAGAATGGAAGAAAATATCTGATTATAGTTATGGGGATAAAGTTCTACAATATAATAAAGATGGAAGCGCAGAATTAGTTTATCCAACAGACTATATTAAAAAACAATGTGATTATCTATCTCTAATAAAGTCCAAATATGGAGTAAACCAATGTGTTAGTGATGAACACAGAATTGTTTATCAAACATCCAAAAAAAATTTAGCTATAAAGACTTTTGCTGAATTGAAAGAACAACATGCTGGGTCTAAGCATGGATTTATAGGCAAGTTTTATACTACTTTTAATTATTCGGGTAAAGGCATTCCATTATCTGAATTTGAGATAAGATTAATGTGTGCTATAATTTGTGATGGGCATTTCTGTAATTTATATAAGGATAAATCTACTTGTAGGATAAATCTAAAAAAAGAAAGAAAAAAACAGAGATTAGAATGGATATTAGGCAAACTAAATATGCCGATTGATAAACATCAATGGAATCCTAAAGATTTAGGCTATAATTCTTATCTCGTTAAAGCTCCGAGAATAGAAAAGGAATTTTCAAACTTTTGGTATGATTGTAACAAAGAACAGATGGCTATAATATGTGATGAAATTCTTAATTGGGATGGGTATATTACTCCAAAAAGAAAGAATTTTTCATCAATTAGTAAAAAAACTATTGATTTTATTCAATTTTGTTTTGCATGTTGTGGTTATCGTTCAACCATTTCTATTGATGATAGATTAGGACAGAAACATTATAAGAATATTTGTTATAGTCTAACAATTACTAAAAGGAATATGGTTTCTATATTTGCAAGTAATAATCCTAAAAAAGAATTTCCTATTTATAAAACAAAAGATGGTTATAAGTATTGTTTTTCTGTTCCAAGTGGGATGCTTGTTTTAAGAAGAGAAGGTAGAATAAACATTACTGGGAATAGCGGCAAGTCTTCTTGGATAGATTGTGTTGTTCTAAATGCTGTACAGCGTGGTTACAAGGTCGGGATTTGGTCGGGAGAATTGCAGGATTTTCGCTTTCAAAGCTGGATAGACCAAATAGCGGCTGGCAAGAATTATGTATGCAAAAAAGAGGGCTATGAAAACTATTACTATGCCCCAAAGAACATATCTAACCAAATCAACAAATGGCTGGAAGGTAAGCTGTTTCTCTATAATAACAACTATGGAAGTAAATGGCAACAACTGTTTGCAGACATAAAAACACTTGTGGAGAATGAAGGGACACAGCTTGTTGTGCTTGATAACTTAATGGCATTGCAGATTGATAGCTATGACGGAGATAAGTACACACAGCAGACAAGGTTTATAAATGACTTAAAGGAATACGCCAAAGCAAAGAATATACATGTTATCCTCGTCTGTCACCCAAGAAAAGAAGGCGGTTTCTTACGGAAAGAAAGTATATCCGGCACAGCAGACTTAACAAACCTTGCAGATTCAGTTATCATTATACATCGAATAGGAAAAGACTTTGAGCAGAGAGCAGGAGAGTTTTTCGGAAAGGACAAAGTTCTCCCATATCTAAAATATAACTCTGTAATTGAAGTCTGTAAGAACCGAAGTATGGGAGTGATAGACTTATTGGTAGGAATGTACTACGAAGTCGAATCCCGTAGACTAAAGAATGAAATATCAGAGAACATTGTTTATGGCTGGCAGGAGCAACCAGCGCAGTTGACATTTGAACCGACACCCGAATCTGATGTTTCTGACTTACAAGACATATATGACAATATGAGCAATCAATTACCGTTTGGTAACGAATTGCAGGAATTACCCTTTTAAAATGGAAAATAAAATCGAATTTACGAAAATAGAGCAGTATTTACCGAAAGAAGGCGAAGAAGTTCTATTCCTCTGCGAAAATAATATGATTTTTCACGGGGAATATCTATTAGGTAATTGGTTCATGTATTCACCGGAATATAGTAGCAAAATAATAAGCACTATCTGCCGATTCAGAGTAGTCGGGTGGGTAGGAATAAATAACTTTAGTTTTTAATCAATTAAAAGAATTAATCATGTTAGTACAATTAATGGAAGCAAAAGTTTCTTACGTTAAAATCAACGAAAGAGGCAAGCAAAAGAGAGTAACAGAAAAGTATCTTGTAAACGCTATGAGTTGCACGGAATGCGAAAAGCTGATGAATGAAGAACTGTCTATCTACCAAGCAGAAGAGTTTTCAGTTCTTGCAGTTGGACGGACGAACTTCCAAGAATTTTTGGGAGATAAGGACAAGGAGGACAAGAAGCTGTTTATGGTAAAGCTCAACTACATTACTCTGAATGACGATGGTGACGAGAAGAAGACACCTTGCATGTTGATTGTTGAAGCTGATACAACAGAAGAGGCAACAAACACTGTCAAAGAAGCTATGTCCGCTTCAATGGCTGATTGGAGAATCGAACGAGTTGTTGAATCTAACTATGTGGATATTGTGAACTTGTAGTTTGTAATCTCGTTTATTTTAAGTCGAAAGGGAGGGAGTAACAATCGTGCTTTCTCTCTTTCTTTTAACACAATTACGACCTCTTTTTTTTGGAACTTTCCAAAATTTCAGCTACTTTTGTCACTGTAATCAAAACCAAATTTACAATGAAGATAAAATTTAAGAAGCTGGATAAATCAGTTCCTTCACCATTCAAGAAATACCCATCTGACTTTTGCTGGGACTTATACGCTACTTCATGCGAGGAAATTGCACCTAACGTTTATAAGTATGGATTAGGCATTGCGATAGAAATGGAAAGAGATTGGGAAACTATATTGAAAGGTTCTACTATAGATATGGGATTGAACACGGATATAGATTTATCCAAGTGCCCTTTTCATTTGTCGCTTGACCTTAGACCGAGAAGCAGCGTATGGAAAACTGGTATGGTCTTATCCAACTGTGAGGGAACTATTGATGAACTTTACCGTGGTGAGATGTCAGCTGTATTTTATCATGTTATGCCCTCCATGCCAAAGTACGAAGTAGGAAAAAGAATAGTCCAAGCTAAGATAGGCATTACCTTACCAATCGAATGGGAGGAAGTGAAAGAGCTTTCTGATACCGACAGAGGTGCTAACGGATATGGTAGTACGGGACAAAAATAAGAACCATTATGGAAAAGTGGATAAGCGTAAAAGAATACGCAAGGAGAATTGGCAAGACTACTTCGGCTGTCTATTATATGATAGCTAAGAATAAAGTCGAAGCCCGTCACTTTGCCTATGGAAATAAAAAAGGTCACTTAATAAAAGTAGAAGATGGTGAAGATAAAAGTGAATGTGAAGACGAAGAACGATAGTATTCCGTCTGACACTACGAAGAGAAAGATGCCGATAGTAGTAGACCCAAAACTTCATCCTCATCCAAGATACCATGATACTAATGTAGGTGATATTAGGTTTAGGATTAAGACTACTAAGAAAGATACGGTTAAAGCCGATACAATCAAAGTTGAAGTTAAGAAATGAATACTCTAAATAAATACATATGGTCATTATCTCCATTATTTAGAAAGCTACTTATTGTGCTTACTAAATATGTTGTTTATGTATTATGTCTATTGCTTTTGATTGACTATTCAGAAAAGTTAATAGCATATTACAATAATGACTTCTTTGAGGGGATGGACGGATATGCTTATTTATTTACTCCAATATCGTTCTCTATAACTTTATACGTTAAGATTACTTTAATAGCTGCGATACTACTTTTATTATTAGCTATTTCATTACATTTCTGTTGGAAATACTTATTAGGCGTACTTTACATATTTGCAGTATTAATACAACGTGAGTATTTAGATACAATATTCACATCGAACTCTGCGTTTCTGACTATCTACTACACTAACATAGCAGTCATTCTCGTTATCCTATTCTTAGGTATTCAGCAATTCTTTAGAAACATTAAATCGGGACAGCATTAGGTTGCTGCCCCACAAATAATATGTACTATAGCCTTGGGCGGGCTTTATAAAACCCAATTATAATGATATGAGCAATTTTATTGGTAAAAAAGTAATTATTAGAGCAGACAGAGCAGGAGTATTCTTCGGAACACTGAAAGAAAAGAATGGCAGTGAAGTTGTATTGACAGACTGCCGCAGATTGTGGTGCTGGTACGGAGCTGCATCCATTTCACAGCTTGCGGTCGAAGGGACAAAAAGACCAAGCGAATGTAAGTTTACCTTAGTCGTACCCACTATCACAATACTTGGAGTAATCGAGATTATTCCTTGTACGGAAGAGGCAGTCAAAATCATTGAGGAGGTAGACGTATGGAAGAACAGATAAAGCTATTTCTTAGCTCTGGCTCTGGCTATGGCGATGGCTCTGGCTATGGCTCTGGCTCTGGCGATGGCTCTGGCTCTGGCTATGGCGATGGCGATGGCTCTGGCGATGGCGATGGCTCTGGCTATGGCGATGGCTCTGGCTATGGCTCTGGCTATGGCTCTGGCGATGGCTTTGGCTATGGCGATGGCGATGGCTCTGGCTATGGCGATGGCTCTGGCTATGGCTCTGGCTCTGGCGATGGCGATGGAATTAAAACATTCAATGGCGACAAAGTATATATCATTGATGATATTCCTACAATTATCAAGCATATTCATGACAATGTAGCTAAAGGATATATACTGAACGATGACTTTACATTGACTAAAACATTTGTTGCAAAAGAGAATGGGAAATTCGCTCATGGAGAAACATTGCACGATGCGTTTGCTTCGCTTCAAGAAAAATTGTATGACGATTCAACCGAGGAGGAAAGGATAGAAGCTTTTAAAAAGCATTTTCCAGACTTTACTAAAAAGGTATCGGCTAAAGAATTATTTTATTGGCATCATGTGCTAACCGGTTCGTGCAAGCAAGGAAGGTTGTCATTCTGTATCAATAAAGGTATAGATATTGAAAAAGATTCATTTACAATATATGAATTTATAGAATTAACTAAAGAATCATATAATGGAGATATTATAAAGAAACTATTATGAGTTGCCATAACAAACTACAGCAGCTTTGCAGAAAGTATCTGAAAAAGTTGTACCGGAAAGCGAGAGATATCGGTCTTGATGAATTTGTCGAAAAGACTATTGCCGAAAACGAAAATGGACGATGCACAGCCACAGTAGAACAAGTCAATATGCTGGCTTCTCTATGTGGGGATGATAGAATAAAAAGGGAGGAAATTCCCAACTTACTCGGTCTGTCATACCGGAAGTGTAACGAACAAAAGATTTTTAAAAGAATACGTAAATTTAAAGACAAAGGTATCTACTCCAAAGTAGATGCTATAATACTAAAAGACCAAATGATATGAAGAAGATTAGACACAATTTCAACAAAGGGATTAAGCTGCATTTAGCTTGTGCAAATGACTTTCTTAGACCAGTAATGAATTGCATATATTTCAAAGATGGATATGCAATTGCCTCCAACGGAATGATATTAATTAAAGCTTGCCTAAATGAGATTTGCAACTTTAGCGAAGAAGAGAAGGAATTACTGGAAGGTAAACTAATTAGTGCAAAGAACTTTAAGGAAATCATCAAGCATACTATTATTGAGATTGAAGAAGATGGTTTCCACGCTATATATGACGATTGGGACATAAAGTATAAGTTTGCAACTGGAGACATGAAATATCCCAATTATAACGAAGTTATAAGTCAATTCAAACCGGGATTTGCGGAAAAGGTACTTATTGACCCACTTAACATTGAATTGATAGCCGATGCTTTGAATGAAAGGAGAGGCATAAGATTTCATTTCCCTAAAGATGATAGCAAAGGAATTAAGATTACATTTTCCGACAAAGAGTTATCTCTATCCGAAGCTCTTCTAATGTCTAAACTTGACTATTGATATGACGGAGCAAGAATACAAGGACTTGGCAAATAGTCAACCAAAGTATTACTATGAACCAAGAGGAAGAGAGTGGGCTTTATATGAGCGAGAAAAGGACGGCATGGGAGGGACTAAGATATTTGAGCATTGGGATAGAGAAGTTGTCCGCAAGCGATGCTATGAATTGAATGGCTGGGATTATAAACCGTCAGATGAATAGCCTATGCTACAGAAAATGTGCAGAAAGTATCTAAAAAGACTTCTCCCGGCTGCAAAGGAAGTAGGGTTGGAAGAGTTTGTAGTTACTACCATAGATAAAAACAAGTCGGGTACTTGTGTAGCCACCAGACAGCAGGTCGATATGCTTGCCTCAATGTGTGAAGATAATCGGGTTAAACGTGAAGAAATACCAAATATTGTAGGTAAGTCATACCGATTCTGTCTGACTGGTAATCTTTTTAAGAGAATACGTAAATTTAAAGACAAAGGACTTTATTCCAAAATAGATACTTTGTTATTAAGTGAAGAACTAAAAACCAAATGATATGAAAATACTGATTGATATTCCCGATTGCTTCCTTGATGGGGACGATACTATGGTGAACATAGAAAGTGAATCTTTCTCATATTGTAGGGTGAACCAGACCTATCACGGTTCACAAGATTCATTGGATGATGAAGTCAAAAGTAAACGACTAAAAGAGTTATGCTATGATGTATGCGATATTTTTATTACAATGATTAAGGAGGAACTAATATGTTTGTAGATAAAAAAATAGGTGAGAGATTTGAATATGAAGGAGTAATCTTGGAAGTAGTAAATGTGCTTGATTTCCCTTGTGGAAAATGTTTCTTTTATCAGAAAGAATGTGATAATATATACTGTTTACCGCATCAGAGGAAAGATGAAGAGAGTGTATCTTTTAGAGTGGTTGAAAAGGAACATATTAGTACCGTTCAAGACTGCGAACTGGCAGTTAGAGTAACCGAAGAAAAGGCTATTGAAGTGGCAAGGCAAACGATAGCAGATATCTTTAACGAAGTACATGGTATTAATCAGATTATGTACTTGGAGGACTTTGTAGCAAGACTTAAAAAATAATGATATGATAAGAAAAATAAAATTTAGAGGAAAGGACATTGATACGGGAGAATGGAGATATGGATATCTCTCTTTCTTCTATACTGCCGGAAGGGATAAAAACGGATTTATCCTTACGGATAAGGCTCAAATATATTCCCCAGAAGACGGATGCTGCTACGACGTATTGGCTGAAACCGTTGGGCAGCTTACTGGAAAAACCGACAAGAATAGAAAAGAAATCTACGAACATGATTTGCTTCAAGACGAAGAAGGAGTTATTTATGAAATTTGGTATTCGGAAGAAAAGGCGTGTTTCATGGCAGAAATGGTAAATCCTCAAAATGATATGGTAGATATTCTTGGAGGATATGGCACTGAAAGATGTTTTGAGATAGTAGGTAACAAATTTGATAATCCTAATTTGTAAAACGATGAAAAAACAAACTTGGAAAATGCACTTTAATAAAGGAGTGCCATGTACATGGGAATATGAACCTTATGATGAAGAAAGAGAAAACTATACCTTTGAAGCAGACTTATACATAAAGGATTATGGCGGAGGCTATTCATCAGCAGTAATTTACCTTTGTCCGTGGCAAGAAAGGAATAAATACTTTTGGAACTTAAAGGTCAATTATCAAGTATTTCTGAGCGATTCTATTGATATGCTTCAGAACGCAGTCAAAGGTAGAATCAAAGGTACATTTACTTGGGTAAAGAATGGGTCTAATTATGGGATTAAATTAGTAGTAGCTAAAGAATAATAGTATGGTAATAAATACAAGATTCAGTGTAGGCGACCATGTAATATATCGTGATGGAATGGAAATTTACGAGGTCAAAATTGAAAAAATTACCATCATAGCAACGGGAAAGTATCTGCACTCTACTAAATATGAATTTGATAATGGGATGCACTGCTTTGAAGGAATTTATCCCGATTGGGATAAAAGAATGTTTGAAAACAAATACTACTTTGAAAGGTGGTATAACGAATTTGGTTCACATGGTAATATATTAACTTAGACATTATGATAATAGACACCGAATTTAATGTAGGAGATACAGTGTTCTACCTACAAGGATATACAATATGTATAACTACTATTAGTAGTATAAGTGTTGAATGGTCGTATGCAGATGATAGATTTGTAATGGTTTATAAACTTGCAGATGGTTCTACTTCTTTGAGGAATGATTATCCCAAGTGGAACAGACCATTGTTTCAAACCCAAGAAGCCCTTTTTAAATACTTACTAAAAGAGAATAATTTACATGAAAAATCAAACATTGTCGATTGAACAGATGCAGCATTTGCAGAAGATAGGAGTAGATACAAGCAACGCAAGTATGGTATTAATTGCTACAGATAATGATGGCTGTACTTTAGATTGGGAAGAAGCATTAGATTATATGAAATATGGACAATCAGACGTTTACTTTAAGCTATTGGATGCTGAAATGGGAGATTATAACCATTCATATCGGGAAGACTGCGGAGTGTTCACCTTGCAAGACGTTATTGATAAACTTCCAAAGTTCATAACGCCTATGCCATCAAAACAAATTCGTTTCTCATGCTTTATAAACATATTTGGTGGTATCAAGTATGTAAATGAAGATGATGTAAACGATGTATTGAAGTTAATTAGGGGGAATAATCTACTTGAAACTGATGAGTGGAAGGGGGATGTAAATGAATAAGGCTATACTTGTAGGATGGATTACTGACATTAGAGAAGTCGGTAGTTATGGGGTAATGGTGAAACTCAAAACTTGTGAAAAGGGTTTCACCACCCAAAAAGGCTATAAGATAGCTGATAGGATAGATTATCATGTATGCCTTGCAAAAGGAACAATTACACGATACATTCTCGACAACTTCAATGTAGGCAACTTAGTTGAACTTACTGGGAAGATATACAACAAGCTGGAAGAAACCAAACATGGCGATAAGGTTCAGTTAACCAATATCCACATACAGACAATCAATCTGTATTCTCTGAACAACATATCTCCAGTTTCAAAAAGCAATGGTGATACAAAATCTGTAGAAAATCCCGATTTATATTTTGAATAACTAAAGTTTATTGCTACATTTGTGCTACAAACTTTTGGTTCATAATAACAGCATTTTAAACCCTATTCTTTAGCTTGCGAAAGTGACATTTCTAATTTTCTTGTAGGGAGGGATTAATTTCTCTCCCTTATTTTTTGGAACTTTCCAAAATTTAGTCTATCTTTGCTTCATCTTAAAAAAGAAAATCAATGGATAAAAATAACTATTTAGACGATTGCCTCGCAACGCTTCAAATTCCGTCACTCCCTAAAAAAACTTGGGACAAGGTTTCCGAATTTAACAAAGGAATTTGCCTTGTAAGACGGATTGACGGAACAGAAAACTATGCAATTTGTCGGTACAATAAAGAGAAGGACGAAGCTGTCAAAGTCGTTAAAGATTTCTGCTTGGCGACATTTACAGAAATTCTTGAATGCTATCCAGTTCCCGACTTTGTGGAAGCTGACATTGAAAGTATGGACTTGGACGAAGCCAATAAAATGGCAATGGAAGAGTTGCTGGAAGAACGTCAAGAAGCTATCATGGAAGACGTCGAAGTTGAGGAGGAGAAACTTCCGGAGTGGATATATCCATTCATCAGCAACCGGGAAGAAGCTCTTGCATTCCTTAAAAGTAAGAGAATAAGAAACGCCCACTCTCTGAAATCTGACGAAGCTGTCAAAGCTAAATTGTATTTAGTTTACGAGGACGAAAAAAAGAAAAATAAATAACCAAAGGCACTTATATACAAAGTGACACTTAGTATATAACCTAATGCCAATGTAGCGAAAACCAAGCTACGCAGAGAGATTTAAAATAGTATTAACCCAACCGATGGCGTATCGGGGATTGGACGGTGAGAACCCAACTATGGACGACCGGAGCGCAAGCTCCCTAAGAAGTAGCGGCTCGATGAAACGTCAAGTTGTTCAAGTGTAAGCTTGGATATAAACGCCTAACCAAAAATGAGATGATGGATATTAGTAAAATGAGCAAGGCACAGCTTATAAAACTCATAGGTACTTCCTATGTATTCGTGCCAAAGACCAAAGGACACATGTATTGCAGACTGGACGATAGAGGAATTTCTATTGCAGTTACCGACGATTACTCAGTTGTGTCTACCAACTTCCATAGAAACGTATTTACCAATGTAGTAAGTGGCGGTTATTCTAATCCTTATCTGTGGCTTAGAACATTCTGTGAGTGCATCGAAGCAAACAAAGAATTTGGAGAAGTTAAGGACAAGAATGGGAATGTACAAGGTTTCAGCTTCTCTCAACTGATGGAACATGCTGACGAAATGCCGGAAGAGATTGTTAAGGTATTGCAGCATACAGAGCGATGGATTTATACGCTTTCCGAGCCAGCCTTTGCCGTTGGAGGAGATACATTGCAAGTCACCAATGTAATGTGTATGTACTTCTCATATTTGGCAAAAAGTAATACCATGCTCATGCCAGCACCTTCCGATATTTCTCGCAACGAATTTTATCAGAAGTATATCGAAACTATCCGCTATCTTTCTCTTGAAACAACGCTTGATGAAGAAAAGGTAAAAGATTTGAAGGAACAAATCTGCAACATCGAACGTGAGGCAATGAACAAGATTGAGATTCTGATAAGGGATAACGGTGGTGAATTTAAACAATCAATTGCCATTCCTAAAAGAGAGGTTGATGAAGGAGAAGCCTTAAACGAAATGAGGAGTGACACTTAGCTTTTTATAAAAAAAGCCAATGTAGCGAAAACCAAGCTACGCAGAGTGATTTAAAATAGTATTAACCCAACCGATGGCGCATCGGGGATTGGACGGTGAGAACCCAACTATGGACGACCGGAGCGCAAGCTCCCTAAGAAGTAGCGGCTCGATGAAACGTCAAGTTGTTCAAGTGTAAGCTTGGATATAAACGCCCGAAATGAAGAATGATAACGTGGAGTAACATTGTTGCGGTCGTAATAGGCATGGCATTTATATACTGGCTATACAAAATTAGCGATTATGGAAATCCTTTTATAGCTGGCTTTATGAGCGTTTTATGGTTTTTCTCTCTAATCATTTTTTACGCGATTTGGGGAGGAATATTTTGGTGGTAATTAAACTAACAACATGAGTAAGATAGAAAGATTTAAAGAGATAGTTGCTGAAATGGCAACGCTCTACGAAAACAAGAACAAAGATTATGGCGATTCATTCGGCAAGTCAATCAAAGAACATGGCAATATAGCTGGCATTGTTCGCATGGAAGATAAGTTTAACCGATTGAAGTCATTGCTTAATAGTAATGAGAAGCCTAATTATGAATCGGTGTCTGATACGCTGACTGACCTTGCAAACTACGCCATTATGATGCGTATCGAACTTGAAGGTAAAGAAGGTACTACTCAAAAGGCTACTCAATTTGAATGTAAGGTAGATGCAGACCTATCATCTCTTGTCGGTAAAATCATGACTTGCCCACACAAAAGTCTGTTAGAGGACGGAGCAGAGGAAATAAATAAAGCTTTGCGCCAGATATTGGCAGATTTAGAAGAAACAGAGAGAATCTTTAAAGAACCTTTTGAAGATTCAGATATAATCAAAGAAAAGATATTAAAGTCTTTAGCTAATAGGTTCAAAGAAATTGCCGATGATATATTTTGTACAATAAAATTCTAAAGTGGTCGAATTTGACTACTTTAAAATACCGTCTGTGAAGATAGTTTAGATTGATTTTCAATTTTTCATTAAGAGTGATTTTAATATTCTTATACCCTTCTTGCTTGTGAAAGTAGGAAGGTTTTTTGGAACTTTCACAGATTTAAGCTACATTTGTAGCGAAGTCTAAACTTAAATATTTAACGAAATGGCTGGAACAACTTTTACCAACAAGCGACTTTCCTATCATGTGTCTAACACAAATGGCACTATCACATTGGAAGGTGACGCTACAATCAATTCACAATCATTGATTGATTCATTCAACGGTAGTGTAAACTCTACTACCGGACAGTACGGCAACTTCTCTTATTCTGAATCCGATGGGGGACAAGTCAACAGAAGCTACAACGGCTCAAAGGACATCGAAGTAGAGGCTTGTGACCTTATTGATTCTGTAATTGAAGACCTCAAAGCAGAAGCGTTGAAATAATGGTTAATTACGAGCAGACAAAGAGTTTAATGAAATCAAGAGGGGTAGATAACCTCTCTCCTCTTGACTTCTCCTTTTCTATGATGGTAGCCATTGGTATCAATGAGATACAATCCTATATGGTTACTATCAGAGGAAAAGAGTATGAAAAGAAAACCGAAGAACAAATACCTAAGTTCCGTGAAAGATGTAGCTTGGAGATTACAGACTATCTTGAACGGACAGATATTAAAGAAACTATAAGGTTTCTTAGGACAGAGCACGATAGGAATATCAAAGATACTGCCTTGCAGCTTGAAGATATTGACTTCAACGCAGAAGACTTAAGAAAGATATTGGCGAAGTTCTTGAAAGAGAAATACAAGGACATTGACGCAGCCGATGCAAAGGACTTGCTCAACGCCATCAAAATATACGTGGATAAGTTCGGAGATTCCGGAGAGGATGGGGTTGCCAAGTTCAACCGACACTTTATCCAAGTCTATCCTCCATATAATGCTGTATGCCCCAACTGCGGGAAAGAAATTGACCTTCCTCGTGGTGTCAATTCTAAATGCAAGCATTGCGACCATCAGTTTGTATGGAGTGAAGAAAAGGAAAGATATTATTAATGACACTCATATACAAAGTGATGTATATAATTGTCATTGATTTGTTTAATCTCATATTTGATAGTGTTAGTAGACGGCATCGGTCTGTGAAGATAGATGCTTTTTAGTAGAAACATTTTAAAACAACATAATAATGAAAACATCTAAAATTGTAAGCGTTTATAAAACAATGAACGACAGCAAACTCACTAAGATGGAGGATGCTGACAAGTTTAAAGTTATTAAAGCATTGAGAGCCATTAAGCCAATCAGTGAAGGCTATGAGGAGTTTGTCAAGCTGACACACGAGAAGCTGAAAGACGATAAAATGGAAGAGATGCAGAAGAAAGCCCAACACTGGCAGGAAATGCAGTCACAAGGAAAGGAAGTTGAATACTCCTTTGAGGAGCGCAAGGAACTCAATGAGTATTTCCAAAACTTCAACAATACCATTGAGAAGCTGATGAAGGAAGAGGGCGACAAAGAAAACGAACTCACCTATGACAAGTTGAGTGAGGATGCTTTCGGAAAGTACATCGCTTCCAACGACTTCAATGTAAGTACCATCATGGACTTGCAGGAAGTTCTTGTAGGAGAATAGTATTTGTTGCATATTACATAGTTTATTTAGAGGTTAGGGGGAGCTTGTGAAAGTTCCCCTTTTCTATTGTTACGTTATTGGTCGTAGAGGTACTACGGAATCTGTATATCTCGATGAATCAAGAGTAACCCAGACTTTATAGGATTCGTCTGCTTCTATATCAAATGTCTTTCTGATAACTGTGTATGTTTCACCAGCAGCCACAGTGAATGTTCCTAACTTTAATTTTGTTTCACCAACCATCAGTGGGTCAAACAAGTCATGTTTAGCGAAGCGAACCCACAGCCAATTATTAGTAAAGGTCTTGCTTGAACTTGTCGGGTTCTTGACTTGAACAGTCACGGTCAATGCAGTTGCAATCATTCCAATACCAGCATTGATGATGATATTATATGTGGTACTTACTACTTGTATCTCGGCAACCTTAGTATTAGGCAAAGTGAAATAGCCAGCAGCCTTATCTGCGTCCAGTCTGCCAAGCTTTACAGTAGACAAGAAGGGATAGACATTATATGTGCTTACTGGCAATCCTCCAACTGGTACTTGTACCTGCATTGTCCCTGGACTGTCAGCAGTCAGTCGTTGCGACCTTGTTCCTCCTTTCTGAACCATATATACACCAAAGTACATATCCCCTAATGTATAAGTCACACCCTGCCATACCAATCCACCTATATCACTTAACGATAGACTTTTTCCCGTTGAAGATGATGGATTATAAGCTACTGTGGCAAAAAAGGTGCTGCCACTTAGATTATCTACTTGCTTTGGAACTGTAAACGAGTGAATTGGAGCCATTGCTTCCGGCATATACCCTTCAAAGTCAAGAAGCCGGAAAGGTGCATTGCTTCCTCCTTGTGGCGGTGAATACTTATATCCATTTGCTCCGTCAGAAGTCATTTTACTTACTATATCCTTATAAGTACCAGCCTGCGCACCGCTTGTATCAATGCCACAATTCCCATTACTGCTTTTCCACCAATTTGAGTTTGTAAGATTGATATTTTCTGATGGGTATATTACGGGCTTATACTTTGCCCACATATTTGTTTTGCCATGAGTATTCTTGCACAAATAACCTAAGTCATTACTTGATACACCCAATGCTGTGCGGACATCATCAATACTGACGGGTGCTACGATTTTCCCACTTGATATTGGCATAAATAAACTATTTAGTTCTTGAAGAACTTGGTAAGAAACATGGCTTTGAGCTACCCGCAGCAGCATTGAAGCCGTTAACAACTCTCACTTTCTTTTTCATATCATTCTATATAATACATTGTAGATTAAACTTTTACACAAAGATAAACATAATTATCCACAAATGCAAGTTACCAAGTTCTTCAAGAACTAAATACTTGCGATATGTCAAATAGCGGAGGAAAGATTACAGCACCAGTAAGCATAGACGATGTGCGGACTGTTTTAGGAGTTTCAAGCTATGACTTGGGTACACTATGCAAAAACAGTAACGGCAAAATAAACAAATGGTCTAAATATAAACCAGACAGACAGACGTTTGTAGTTGCGAAAGGAGGTAACTATGTCAGTTAATAGTGGAAGATTAATAGCTCCATTAAATATTGGAGTAGATATACCAGCAGCAATAGGTTATTCAAGTACCGATTTAGGAACATTATGTAAAGCAGATTCTATTAATAAATTTGCAAAGTACAAGCCAGTTAGATATGCTAAATTTAGCGAGTTAACTCCATTAGAAAGAAAATCTACAAATTATGGATTGTCTTGTTATGAAGTTCCAGCTTTAGTAACAGAAATGGTAAGTTCAATACCTACTACTGGAAAATGGGGATATACAAAACCTAATGAATATTATAGAGCAACTGACTTTTTAAATGAAGACTATCCTACTAATTTTGGATATAATCATTCAGCAAAAGCTCCTGCTTCTGGATTTAAAAATATAACTATTTATAGTGATGAAATAAATAGTTTGCCTACCTATACATTTAATGCTAAATTTGGAGATAGTTCTTGGGAAGGTATTGGAGATACTTCGGGAATAGAAATCCCATTAAATCAACTTACTATAATAAGTGGAATGCCAATTTCAAATGGTAATTGGAGATTTGGATTAGCAATATATTTCCCACATGAAAACGGAGGTTATATTGTTCAATATGCTTCACATGAGAAAGCTATTACCTCTTTAAGTTCTTCTGCTGATATTTCTAAAATGATTATTAATCTATCATTATCAGATAGAGTAAAACAGTATATAAAATCAGCTATTGATAAGAATGTAAAAACATTAGATGCTATTCCATTCATAGGCTATAATCTAACTTATGTAACTACTGACCCAGCAGGCAAATACTTCCGTTTCTTAGGAGGAGGAAGAGCTTTTTGTATGCCAGAAGGAGAGAAAATTACTATTAATATAAAAAATGCTTCCGAAGTTTATAATGTAAAAGTTACTGGTGGATATGTAATGTATTATAATATCGATGCAGGAAATAGAGGTTTTGCATTGAATGAAGGTGGAATAAGTACTTGGACTAAACCTAAAAATAGTTATTCTTGTGGTATGACTGTAATATTTGATTTTTCTTATAACTCTACTGGAAAATTATTAAATACTTCTAATGTATATTTAGGATTAGAAACTGTTTATATTAATCAAGCTGGCTCTATTGAAATGATGAAAAATGGGACATGGACTGCTGTAACATCTGTTGCAAGTGCTGGAACTTATAGAATAACAGCAAGAGATAGCTATACGGGAGGAACAAGAACTGCTTTATCTACACTCTTAAATAATTTACCTTCTTATACTACTAATAATAATATTCAACCAGTATTAGGAATATGGGTTAGATTTGGAGTAAATGGGGTAAATGTTGATAAAAAAGGAGCTTCCATAACAGTTAGAATGTTAGACCCATTATAAATCTTGCTCATATCAATAAGTTTTCGTATATTTGCAATAGATATAGAACTTAACTTGATAGGTTACATGATTTTTTTATTCATTTTTAAAGCATTTGCTGGGAAGTAAGTGCTTTTTTTATTAAAATAAGTTTTCAAGATATAGTAGTTGAAGAGCGATATTTTACATTGCCAGATTCATTAATTATTAATATTATCTGTATTGGCATTTTAGTAGTAGATGAAATTACTTGTAAAATATAATCTGTACCTTCAATGTCAGAGCTTTCGTATGCTATAATAATATTGTAATAAGCAGAAGGAGTATTCAACAATGAAAGTGTTATTTCTTCATTTGTCTTTCCGGTAATGTCAATACCATTATCTAATAATTCTTTAATTTCTGGACTATCCTTCGTATATGGAGTATCAGCATATTTATTTGCAGAAGGGGCAAGAAATATGTCTTGTAGCCATTGAGGTAATGGTTTATTACCCCCCCATAGTTTAGAGTCGTAAAACTTTTCAGCCAAAGCATCATCCATTAAAATCTTTCTTAACTTTTCCATTTTATTCTAATATTATTAAGTTGTCATTAGCATCTATCTGAATCCCAACAAACTTCATTTGGGGCAAGGAAATTATTCCAAGTATTTCAAGTCCCGTCTCCCTCTTGATACTTGAACGCACTCCAGATATATCGGCAATAAGAAATTGAGAGATGTCTTTCCCTTCAAAATTCGCAAAAGTATTACAGTAGTAAACATCATTCATTTCTCCTCCGGCACCAACTATCGTACCGGGAAACCTACGTCCTTTGAGAAGTCCGTACTTCTTAACTTTGTCCTCTGCAATTAAAGCAACACTTGCTCCCGTATCTATCAAGAAATAGGCTGGCTTACTATTTACTGTACATTCAATGATAAGCCTCTTGTCGGAAAGTGATTTAATCTGTTTCATAGGATGGTATTTTTAACGATTAAAGATAAGTATTCTCGTCTACACGGTGCATCTTCAAAGTACCCATAATATAGTTCCGACCAGTAGGACGATTAACTATTATAGTTGTAGGTTCGTAAGAATCCAAACATACAAACTTGCTCTCTGCACCAGCATATTCAGATTCGATAGTCACTTGATGACTTGTCATATAACTAATGAAGTTCTTGTGAACCGTACGAACATCAACCGTTCTATCGTGGAAATCGTCTATGATAAACGAAATCTCTACATCGGGATTTTTGTAGCACACTTTATCCGGTACAAAGACATCCTCCTTGTTGCTGTTAATCCAAGAAGCCGTATAGATATTCTTGGGTTCTCCTTGTGCAAGAAAGCCGTCCATCTTCAATATACGAAGACCTTTCCATTTGACTGTAAAGTCAGTATAGTTTTCGATACCAGCTTTTACGAAATATATGTTTGCTCCTATCATTACAGTCTTAAATCTTTAGTGAACATTTTTACTTTACCATCATTCTCTAAAACCTTCACTTCACATTTGGGAGAATACATATAGACTACAACATTACTGTGTACGTCTACATAGTCAATAGTCAAAACACTTTCATCAAACAGATAGATACGTATGGCATTGAATCCGTCTAATTCCAAGTGAACATTAGACTTGTTAGATATATATATAGTTGGGCATTTAGTTTCTTGTACCGATATGCGGCTATCACATTGGACGAAGTGAGAAACGTCCTCTTTTAAGGTTATATAATCGTGATTATCTACCCACATAGAGTAAGTATAACCATCCACTCCATCAACATTATTAAAAGTGTGCTTCCCATTTATATAGTCAGCAAACTCCCTTTTCAAAAAGTCTACGGACATTCCCCAGCCTTCATACATTGAAGTTGCCATATATGGAATACTCTGTTGCTGCAAGGCAAGCTGCATTAGCTTCTCTCTATCCTCCTTGCAGGCTTTCCACTCCTTATTGTACTCGCTACACAAGTCCCGTAACAAAGAGTTTTTGTAAAAGTATAGTAAGTTATGCTCCATCATTCTTCTTTAAATAAGGAAACTATAAAATCACGTCCAGCACCCGTCCACCTTCTATCATAAATAATGCGTCCGTTATCTAATACAGTTTGCTTAACAGAAGTGTAACCTAAGTCGGCATACTTGGCATATAATAGCCATGTACCGTTTTGCTTAAACTGAACTTCCATCTTAGCTAACCGATTGTTAAGTTCTATTGCAGACCTCAAACCAACTTCCTTTGCAATCTCGCCAGCAGTATAAGTTTTAGAATCATGCACCAAGCGTTTAACATTGTCTTGTGCCTCCTTAGCTTCAAGTAACGCCTGCTGTTTTGCTTCATACTCCAAAGCCCATGCTCTTGCGGCTTCTGCCGGATTATTGAAGTTAGGCAATGTGATACCGGAAACAGCCTTCTCCTCACATGTAATGAAATACTTTCTTGCCTGCTTTCCTCGTTCATTGTTTTCAAGCATTGACAACTCCTTAGCCATTCCAATTGACAGTGCATATTCTATTTTACTAACTTGCTGATTATCAGTCTTCATAAAATTATGATGTCTGATATTCAATAAGTTACCTTGATAGTCAAAGCAAAGTACTTCAAAATCTTTTCCTTCCTCAAAATCATATCTACTGATTCTCCCTTTTATCCAATCAGCAAATTGTTGCTTGCTTTCAAGAAAAGCATGTAAATCACGTGCGTTAACCGCTTTTTGTCCGTTGTTCTCTTTAATAGGAATCAATATTCCTAAATCATTATTTTCTTTCATATTTACGATGTTTATACGGTATTAATAATAGTGAGGGAGAAGTGCACCGTAACCACTTTCAACAAAGGAGCGACCTTTATCTATCTCCCTCACTACAAATATATTAATTAATCGGGTAATATCCTAACATTTACACCATTTCCTGCGGCAGTAGAAATATTTACCGTCCAAACTTGAATGGCTTGAAGTATCTGATAACTACTTCTCATTTGAAGTAACATCTGCGACATCGTTCCTGCATTGACATTAGTCATATCCCATATACCTTGCAGAATAGTAGTTTGTTGGAACACTTGCCCACTAACCATATTTAAATAAGCTTCAATAGCCCCAGCAGTTTCTTCGGTCACCGAAGAGATTCCTTTCTGTAAGGAAGAAAGGGCTGCGTCTTTCACTCCACTACCGAACTCTATACCAAGCTGACCCATCAAGTTCTTTAAGTCCTCGTTTATCAAAGGAATTAACTCTTTACCTAAGTCAGCTATCTGTTTGGCTTCTTCGGTAGTGATACCTACACCGCCAGCAGAGTTTTCTTCGGTAAATCTCTTAACCATAGCAAACATGCTCTTTAACCGTTCTCCGACAATCGTAGAAGCAAGCGACTTGACAATCATATTTGTTATTAAATCATCGAAGCTCTCCTCTAAATTTTCCATTGTATCAGCACCTTCTTTCCAAGCTGAAATCCAAGAATCGGCAAAGCTTTCTGCGGCAGATTTTACATCTGTACCGAGCAAAGTGTTTACTATATTAGTAGTAGCATCATCAATGGCATTCTGTAAGTCGGTAACTTGACCCTCTAATTCTATGATTTTGTCTTGGTCGCGGTTTTTCTTCTTCCGGCTCTTTTCAAGTTGAAGCTGACGTTGAACTTCTGCAAGCTGTGCCTTCTGATTTGCAATAGCTGCCTTCTGCGCTGAAATTTCAGCTTTACCCATCGACTTATCAACAGCACGTTCAAGATTCTTATAAGCGTTCTCTAATTGCTTAACTCTTCTCTCGCTCTTTTCAACTTCTCTTGTGATTTTCTTGTTTCCGGCATTGAATATGGCTGATACTCCTTGCCAGATACCTCCTAATGTGTTGATTGTTCCACCTAATATATCTCCTCCTGCTATTTGAGCAATTCCTTGTGCAGCTTGTGAAGCACCTTGTATAGCTTCACCAATAGTAGATATAGTATCAGAAACTCCCTCGGAAAATCCCATCTGCTCAAAGATGTTTCCTATGGAACTAACAGACATACCCAACTGACTTACATATTCAACAGTACTTTCAAATGAACCGTCAAGTCCTTTAAAGTTATCCTTCAAATTCTCAACTTGGTCTGCAAGTAAAGCAAAAGGATTACGAGAATTTACTTCCGTCTTTAAAGCCTTAATACGTGCCATTAACTCTTTGTATTCATTAATTGGCATGTTGGCTCTATTAGCTACCGCAAACCTCTCTATCTCGTCAATCATATTGTTTAACGACACAGTGCTAATTGCATTCAAGTCTTGGAATGATTTCTCCCAAGCATTAGAGGTATTCTTCCATTCCTCAAAAGCTATCTTAGTCTTTTCTTGTTCCGCACCAGTATCAACAGCAAGAGAGAGTTTTGGAGCTTTCTCGTTTATAAAGTTCTGTATCTCTTCAATCTCACTTTCTATCTCCGCTCTTACATCGGGGCTTTCAGTCACAGACAACTGCAATTCCAGCTTTGCCAAATCAGAAGTTGCATCAGTAACTCTATTGGAGATAGAAGCTTGGTCTTCCAAACGTTTTCTTTCGACCTCTGCTATCTTATCCTCCATTTCAGCGTACTTATCTGCAATAGACTGGAAGTTCTTGAAATCATCCAATGCGGCTTGTTTGATAGTGTCGCTTAATCTTTTCTGAATATCTTCAATAGCTTTTGAAGCGTCACTCTCATTCTGAACCAAAGTATTAAGAGAACTTTTCCAACTGTCAACTCTTGTGTCGTTAGGGTTCTGATTGATTAAGTCTTGTAATTTCTGCTGTTCCTTTTGGAAGGATGAAACTTTTTCCCTCAAACTATTCAATGTAGCATTAACATCAGCCTCCAACTGTTCAAGTGAAACTGGGTCATATTCAAACAAGCCAGCGAACAGTGAACCGAACTGCCCAGCGCCTTCAATATCCAATTCCAGTTCGTAGCCTTGGAACATTCCCTCAATCTTGCGTTTTGCCAAAGCAACACTTGCAGAATTTATAGAGATAGAATATTCAATCTCACTCTGTGCTTTCTTCCCGGCAACCAACTGTTTAGCTTCTGGCGATTTGAGGGTTTCAGCTATCTTATTATAAAACTTTGGAGCACTACCTTTATCAAAGGTAATCAAGTCGTTAATATCAACACTGATACCCTTAAACGCATTATCGAATAAGTCTTGGTAAGCATCCTTTACCTTTTCGGTAGCATAAGTTATATTACCAGTGTCTTTTACAAGCTGCAAGAACTTCTTTTGAATATCATCTACCAACTTAATCTGTTGCTTCAATAAATCCATTTCCTCCTTCTTTGCCTTATTCATCTCTTTTTGAGTGCTAAGGTCAAGATTTAATGCAGAGGCAATTTGTCTTGCAACTTTCAAACGATTGGCAACATATTCTTTTTCTTCGGGACTTGCAGTAAGACCTTTAGATATTTCTTCTTGTTGTGCAGTAAGCGACCTATATTCCTTTTTCAATCGGTCAATATAACTCCAAATATCTTCATCCTGCTTAATGGCAAAGCCTGCACCAGCACCACCTCCAGCTTTCTGAACAATAGAATTAACATTCTTCTGCCAATCCTTTAACTCTACATTGTACTTTTGAAGTTGTTCGGTTATCTGGTCGTACATATAAGTATTGCCAAGTTTCTTATATGCAGCTTGAAGTTCGATAAGTCTTAGCTTCTCGTTCTTCTGATTTTGTTCCAGCTTCTTATATTTCTCATTGATATTATCTATTGCTTGACCTTCTATTACACTGGAATAAGTTGGTCTATTGCTGATAATATCACTGGCTTCACGAACTTCTTGAATAGCCTTCTTTTGCTCTGTAATCGCCTTACCTAACTTGTCAATGCTTCCGGATGAACCAAATAAAGACTGAACAACTGGATTAAGCTTTTCCATTTCAGCAGTAGAACCGCCAAGATACTTCTTAGAGATAGAGTAGAATCTTGCCATATAAGTTTCACCTTTGGAAAGTCCTTTATCCAAACTTGCAACAAAGTTTCGGGTAATCTCTTGTGCATTTACTTTAGAGATACCTCCTTCTGTCATTTTCTCTATAATATTGGCAATAGCATCTTGTTGTTGTTCAGAGTACTTTTCTGTTATTACTTGATAACTCTTTTCAAGAGCTTGTGACTTTGCTTTATTATAAATAGCATCTACAACTTTATTGTAATTTTTAGCAAGTTCAGAAGCATAGTTGATTTCAGTCAACATATTGGGGAGATATGAGCCATAAGTATTGTTTATCTCCTTCAAAGCATCGCTGAAATTTCTACTTCCTTTTTCCGATTCATTTAACTTCTTTACTAAAGCGTCAAAGTCAGAAGTCATTTGCTGTGCATTTATAAGACCGCCAGCAGTAATGCTTTCCAGTTCTTTCCTAAACTTAGTGGCATTTGTGTATGCTTGATAAATAGCAACTCCCAAAGCAGCTAATCCAGCAATTATTACCGCATAAGGATTCTTTGCAACGGCAAGAAGAGTTTTATTCAAGTTTTGAGTTGAAGCTTCTGCAAGCTTTGTCGCAGCAGCCTTATCTCTCAATGCCTTTCTTGCTATTACCAAATATTCTGAATACTTGCGTAAATTCATATTAGCAGCAAGTTGTACAGTAGCAACTGCTATTTGAGCTGTCTTATATACACCCAAAGCAGTAGCAACAACTGTCAATATATTAGCTACACTTCGCCAATTCTCAAACAGACTTCTTACAAGAGATATGCTTCCGGTTAACATGCCTTGATTCTCCTTACCAATCTCATTTAGCATGAAGTCATAAGCATCGGTTAAGTTAGATAACTGTCCTGCTAAAGTTTCAGCTTGCTTTGCTTGGAAGTCATAGAACATACCGCCTTCATCTGTATAACGATTTAAAACTTTCATTACATCAGTAAAGGAAACCATCTTATTAGACATTCTATCCATGACATCACCTACTGAAACAATTCTTTCTTCTTGTTCAGTGTACATCTTAGCAAGCTCTGTAGTTATAGAAAGACCAGCATTAGCAAAGTCACGAGCATCCCTTGCTGTAAGAACAGTCTGTGCTCTAATCTGTCCTAAGTTGTAGGTCAGACGTTCCATAGGGACACCAAGAGCAGCACTAATATCTGCCATACGTCTTGAAACGTCTACAAGCTCTTCCGCTTCAAAATTATAGGCAGCAAGCTGTTTCGTAGCACCAGCCAAATCCAATACGGTAAATGGAGATTTTAATGCTAATTCTTGTTGTTCCCGAAATATCTGAGAACCTTTTTCAAAGTCACCAAGTACAGCACCAATCGAACGTTCAAGTAATTCATACTGACCTCTAACGTCCATAAGACTTTTTACAAAGCCAGTTAACGCTCCTAATCCAGTATAGAACAGAACTCTTTTACCTAAGTTCTTAAATGATTCAGCTAAACTGTTATTTGCCTTTTGAAGTTGAATACCACTGGATAAAGCTTCCGCATTTTGCTTTTTCAAGTCCTCCATAGCTTTATTGACATTACGAAGCTTCATTGCATATTCTGCATCATCCGTGGAGAGATTACGTTGTACAATCTGCAAGGCTTTTAGCTTTTCAGTCCTTTCTTGAATTGACTTATTGCCCATAGCCATAGCCTTTTCGTAGCTTTGACCTCCTTGTGATATTCTACTCTTCTCCTCTTCTCTTGCTATTCTTGCTGCTAAGTTGGCAGTCTGCTGCCGGAGCAATATTTCTCTTTGAAGTAGCTTCTCCCTTTGAGCAACGTGAACATTAATTCTTGCCTCTTGCACATCAGTTTTAACAGTAGCCAATTGCTCCATATTATTCTTAATACGAGTAGTGTTTCCTTGTATTTTAGAAAATACTTCTCGCAAATTATTGGCAACTTGCAAGGCTTGGTTCATGGAATTAACGTCTACAGATACATTCGTAGTAGTAGCTTGCGTGGCAGCAGTATTACCTTGTGCAATATTAGTTGCCCCCAAACTTTTAAGCTTGGCTTCCAACTCGGAAATCTTTGTTTCCAAAGGACGGATTTGTTGGTTAAAGCCATCAACTAAGCCCTTACCAATATTCTTACCCAATTGGTCGGCAAAGCCCTCCACACTCGCCAACTTACCTTCCAACTTGTTGGTGAAATCTTCCAGACGCTTTTCCGTCTTCTTTAGAGTTTCATCAATGCTTGATAACAAGTCCTTATCAGACATTGAAGCACTAATAACTACATCTTTATTGTCTGCCATCGCTGCTACTTTTTACTTGATTTTTGGTATGGTATCTAACACACTACGCTTAGGCGCTTGCAACTCACTTCTATCACTTTTACGTCGTTTCCAAAACTTCTCCCATATCTCCTTGTCTTTGCCACGCAAATACTTAATATGGGTACTGTCTACTGTCAAGAAAAGAACTTGCGCCATAGACAATCTATAAAGATAATCGTCATACGTAAACTGCGGAAAGCTACGTATGAAATCACCTAAATCTCCGATTTGGCTTGCCGCCATAATGTTAATTGTTCCGCTACCGTCTTCCTCATATTCGTCTGCGAAACCATAAGAGCCTTCCCCGATATGAGCACCGTAAAAACCGGTGATAAGTCGATGCTGTTTATTGCTTCAATAATGATTGCCGCCCATTGAGCAGGCTCAAATACGGAGTTGAGAATACGAGCCTTCATAAAAGCTATCAGTTTGTCATTTCTGCTCATAACTTCTATCGCACTCGCATAATCGGTTATATCATCTGGTGAGAAGAGGTGATTAACAAGAATGATTGCTACAATCTCGGAACTTACGTCCAAGTCTGTACATAGAGCGTACATCATGCTCTTATCATCCTTAATATCCTCTTCCTTTTGTAATTTCAACGCTAATTGGAAAATACGCTGGTATGAGTATGCCCTCAACCGATGCACCTTATACTGCTTATCTCCTAACTTGACAAGCGTAGGATTGTCAGTCATAATCTCTGATATTTCCCTCTTTAGCTCGTCCGGTATAATTAAATCCTTTTCTTCCATTATCATTTGTGTATTAAAGAAAAAAGGGCAGCAGCAAACAAGCCACTGCCCTTTCTCTTGATTTATAATGGGTCTTAGCCTCCAACAGAAGGTTCAGCCATCTTCATCTCAACCGTTTTGCCATCATTGTCAACTAAAGCAGTGATAGCGATGTGCAGTTTCAACGGGGCAGTCTTCAAATCAGTACCATCCCAATTGGTAGCGACCTTACCTTTGTAAATAACAATGTAGTCAATACCATTGTAGAACTCCAACTTGAACTGCTTGTAAACGTTGGTGAATGAAGAAGGCATTGTGTACAAGCCAGTAGCAGCGGTAAACTCACCGCCTTCCATAGCGGCAATCTCTTCCGGTTTGTACTTAACCAAGTCAAATTCAATCTTGTAAGAACCAAGTGTACCCACGCTATCAAGCGGAGTATCATAGAACTCACCGTTAATAGCACTTTCACTTGCGGTTTCTTGACTGATAGACAAACCTTCCAACACACCCATAAGAGGAGTATAAGAAGCTTCTGCACCAGCCCCGACTTCCGCATAGCCTAAAGACTTACATTTGTAAGTCAACAAATCTTGTGTAGCCATCTCGTCTAATTATTAAATAGTTATTTTATATTGATTATAAATGATTTAATATACATGAAGAACAGATTGTCGCTCTCATTATATATATCATCAGTTGACAATATACCGTCAGTTGAGATGTCGTATTTTTCTCCGGCTTTCTCAACTTCTGCATTTACAATGTCGGATATACTTGTTTCATACTTTTCCAGCAAGGTGGTATCAAGCCGACCTCTTGTCTTGGGAGGAATATACATCTCAACTGTCACGCGAACGCTCGCAAGAGCATTCAAGTTGAACTGGCTCTTATCCTTAATTTCTCCCAGACGGATAACCATGAAACCGCCAGCATTTATCTCCTCCTCCAACTTGGTAGGCATTTCCATCGGATAGATGTACTTTGTAACCTTATCTATGAAGAGAGAATAAACATATTGGTATATCGGCATTCGCCTTGCATCAATCACGCTCATGGGATTTGTTTACAAGGATATTCATATATTCTTGATGGTGTCCCCACTACACCTCTATTGATTACTTGATATAATCTTTCACCAATTACTTTTTCTTGAAACGGAACGCTCATATCCCTATTGTTTTAACAGTTGCCTTCCCTGCAAAATCTTCCTTAATATCGTCATATATGGTTGATAACACCTCAAACCTTCGTCTTGGATTTCCAGTATTTCCTCCTTCCAATATAGGAGCATAAGGCACTGTTGCTGCCAGCACCAAATCCCATCCTATATAAGTGGCAGGAGTATAGTTTGCCAAGAACTCGTCAGCAAGCTTTCTTCCATCTATCAGCTTGCCATGATACTTTGAGTTTTTAGTTGCCATCTGATACGGATACAAGTAGCCGCTCCCCTTCAAATTGCCTTGATAGAACACAGCCCAAATATAACTATCAGCCAAGTTGTAAGTCTGGTCGGTAAATCCGCTTTCAGAATATGCTTTCTTCAACAATTCGGGTGCATAGGCTATTAGTCGCTGGGTTTGCTCGCCAGCAAGTCTGTCAAACAGTTCTTGCCGAACCCTTTTCAAACCACTCAAATCAACTTTTACTTTTATCGCCATCCACCTTTTCTATTTGCATATATAGTTATAGCACCTAACATCGAAGGTATGCTGTTATCAACTTGCATCTTAATTTGCTCTCCCATAACATCACATTCTATCCAGTCTTCATTACGTACTGGATTAATATACTTCCCGTCCTCTCCTTTTATCAAAGGAATAGAAACAACGTAGTCGCTTGTTTGAGCGGTCGAACCGGATTCAGCAACAGAAAGATTCACGTCCATTACTCCTTCGTAGACGGTATCTTCTTCATCGTCGCCCATAGAACTTTCGATGATTCTGTATATACGTCCCGAAAAAGGAAATTCTTCTATGTCACTGAATGAAATCATATCACATCTATAATTTTCAAGAGTTTAATCTTTGGACGAGCAGAGATAAGAACCTCGTAATTAGGGTCATTGTATCTCTTATATATGCCCAAAGCATAACTTATTTTATTACTCTGATAGATGTCCGTCTCTGACCCAACTGTACGCTGGAAGTTATTATGAGAGGCAGATTGAGATGCTGTACTTGAAGGGCTTAACAACACTGCGGTAAATATTATATCGGCAGTCATTAAATCCTTTTGTTCTTGGGTCAACGTCATAGCATCCTCGTTTACATCTGTGATGCCGCGGTCAAGAGCAATTCTCATAAATGTATTCTCCTCAAACGAATACCGACAAGATGAAGAAAGCCATTCAAGTATAGTCATATATAACCCTCCAAGTTTAAGAATCAGCAGTCAAAGTATCAACAACAATGTGTTCCATAAACTCGGTCAACACTGGCATATAACGACCGATAGCATCAGTATGATATGCCTTGTAGATACCGTTAGGAACTACCTTGTTAATAATATAAACCAAGTCATTCTGTGCAGAAGCGATTGAATAGTCAATCGTCTTGTTTGCTTCACGCTGCAACAAGATAACATCGGCAACATCAGAGTGAACAACACGACCAGCAAAGCCAATAGGACGCAGAACTGCTACGCCAGCCTTCCATCCTTGTACAGTCTTAATCGTTTTGATGTCTTGTACCACTTGTTCCTCTTTCACAATGCGGATAGGAGAAATCTTAGATACAGAAGAACGAGAATACTGAATAAGCTGCTCCCAAGAAATGATGTTAGTATCAATGCCAGAAGCACCATTAGTAACAACAATAACTTTATCGGGCGCATACAAGCGAATCCAACGGTTAACTTCTTCCTTGAAGTATTTGTTGTTCAGCAAGTGAGTGATAACCATGTCATACGGCAAATCCCATTCCATTGTACCAGTAAATCCAGTACGGTCACGGAAATCTTTCTCAATCTTTGCCATTTGTTCCGGAATGTTGGCTTCTGCGTTCGTCCATACTTCCTTACCAGCCTTAACAAAGTTTTCAGCAGGCACATACTTCGGGAACTCATGTACAACACCGGACATACCACGAGAATCAGCATTGCTGTACTGACCTCCCTTAGACAAAGCTTGTGCGGCAATGTTAGAAAGACGGTAGTTGTGTGTCTTAATCAAGTCAGCAACACCACGTACATAACCTTCCAACAAAGTAGCATTAGCTTCACCAAGTTCATTCAAGCGTGCTTTCAATTCCTCTTTTGAAAGAGAAGTTTCAAACAAACCTTTACCGAACTGAGGGATAGTACCAGTTCTCTGTTCCCAGCCTTCGTTATCCATCTGAGCAACTTCACTCAACGGTGTCATTGCATCAGCCATCGGAACGGGGCGGCGAGTAACATTATAGATAGTATAAGCAGGGTCAAGCTTCGGGCGGCTCATGTCAATAGGGTACTTGCCACCATCAACAGTAAAGTGTTCCTGCCAGAAGAACTGGTTTGCACCCATGACGATTTTCTCGTCAATGAGCGTCTGAATAAATGCGCTCGTACCGTCAGAGTTTACCAAGCCTCTTTGATAGAGTTGGCTTACTAACTCGTCGGGATTAAATTGATATTTATATGCGTTTGCCATAATTCTACTCCTTTCCTTTAGATTTCAAATACACCTTCGATGTAGTTGCGGTTCTTAGCCAATACATACTTCGGAAGCGGTTGCATACGTTCAACAAATGCACGCTTGCCATAAACAGTGTTGATGTTGTGCTGAACATCTGTAACTCCCCAGCGACCATCAGTCGGAGCGAACTGTGTATCTACTTCGATGAAGGTATTCGGGTTTTTAACCAACACAGTAGCGTCGGCAGCAGCAGCAGTTGCAACGTCACCATTGCTATCAGCAGCTTCAACCAAAATATCATCAGTAGTCAGAGCACCGATTGCAGTGTCAACAGTAAGAATAAACTGCTTGTTCTCTTCATCGAACTCAACAGATGTAACCTTACCAGACTGTCCCGCAGTTTCAACTGTATCGGGAGCTTTCATAAGTACATTGCCTACTTCGGGAATGTGAGAATAGCCAGAACCATCTACATACAGAGTAGTGCCTGTGCCAGTAGTAGTAGCCTTTGCCACCTTAAACGTTTTCAGAAGGAAACCCGGTTTCCACAATCTGTATTCGTACAAGTCAGCCGCAAAAGCATAGCCAAAACCCTTATACGGGTTTGCAATGGTAGAGCCATAGAGAACATTGGAACGTTCCTCGTGATTGGCGTCCTTCCACCATACGAACTTGCCACCTCTAAATTGTTTAGCGGAAGCAAAAAAGGTTTCTAAATTAAATTGTGCCATTTTTTTAATATTTAAAGTTTGACGGGTTTTATGGCAGCAAGGTAGTCTTCCATTGTTGTTTTCTTTCCGTCCGGAGATAATGGTGTAATATCACCAATAGAGCTTCTGAATATATCTTGATAATCTTTCAGCAGTCTTTCTGCCTCGGCATTAACATCAGCATCAATTGCGATATTCTGCTTACCAAGATAGTTACGAAAAGATTCATGTAAATCTTCCCTCACCTTAGACTTGGCTGTATCGTATATCTGATTGCGAACAGACTTCGTTTTCTCTTGCAATTCAAACTTTTCCAGCCTATCAAGTTTCTCTTTGTACTCGGCAGGCAACTCAAATTTCGGAGGCTCTTGATTGCCTTCTCCACCATCATTACCTTTTTCAGCCTTTTTCTTCCATTCTTCAATCTGAGATTTATATTCAGCTTCCTTAGCTTCAAATCCCTTAGTCGCTTCTGAGAATGCGTTCTTTCTTGCATGTCCGCTACTTTCAACTGAAATATTCAATGCGGCTACTAAGCCAGCATCTTCAATCGGAGCATCCTTGTAAGCTTCTGCAAATTTCTCAGAGAACTTATCTCTGAATGTTTCACTCAAATCAAAATTACGTTCTTCGCAAATCTGATTAACTTTAGATAAAACTTCTTCTTTTTGTGCCATTGTTCGTCAATGATTTTATTATTTTGAACAAAAATAAATAGCTTTTTCATTACTCATACTGTGGTTATCGAAAAAGTAGCATATTTATTTTAAGGTATGTAGCTTGTTTTTCGATAAGTGGCATATATCGAAGCTTAGATTGCGTATTTTTGTAGAAAAATAAAGAACCATTATGAGCGAGAAAATACAGAAAGACAAAATTGTTAGTCCATTGCCGGGTTGCCAATATGAAGCCATCCGAAGCAATGCTGACTATGTTGTGCTTACTGGTAGTGGTGGTGGAGGAAAATCATTTACATTAGGTTATGCTCCAATTTCATATCTATATGAAAACCAAGGGGCAAAAGCTGTATGGTTCATGCGTAATGTTGGCGACTTTTTTGACGCTGGTAAAGTAGTGGATGGTCTTAAAGAAATATATCCGCTTATTGATAGACGTTTCAGAATACAACCAAGAGAACCTATTGGAGAAGTCATTAAGGTTCAAGACGATATGGGTGTGAAGTTTTTCAATAGCTCTGAAATTAAATTCCAGCAGTTAAATAATGAAAGTCCTACTGTAATAGATAAGATATTCAAAGGATTACAATTCAAGAAGGCTATCTTTGAGGAATGCAATAAATTTGAATGGAGGACTATTTCTACTTGTCAAACCCGTCTGCGTGCAAACACTAAGGGTAAAGCTCAAATATATCTTGCTCAAAATCCGGAACGTGAATGCTTCATACGTAAGCTATGTGGCTGTGGCAAGAATGGTGGTGGATGGATTGGAGATGATGGAAAACCCATTAAAGAAATGAATGGAGTTGTTCGGTTCTTCCACATTGTAAAGGGTAACTTGGATGAAGTCTATTGGGGAAATACTAAGGAAGAGGTTTATTCTAAATGCAAAGACATTATAGATAACCTTTTGCAGATTGACCCGGATATGTCTTATGAGGACTTTATTATGAGCATGGTATTCTTTACTTTTGATGTAAGAGATAACCAAGCCATGCTTAAAGCAAACAAGGGGTATCGTGCTATGGCTGCAACATCTGTGCTTGCAGATTCAATGTATGAACCTAATTGGAATTTCTCTATACAAGACGAAAAAGAAGAAGAGGAGGATAATCTTTCCGAAGTGACAGAGGATGATATTCTCAACATGTTTACTCATGTTTCTCCATGTAAGTGTAAGAAGGAGCGTATTACCGTGGATATGGCAACTACTGGGGAGGATAACTTTGTAATGAAGCATTGGGTAGGTTTCCATTGCGACGATATACAATATTGCATGAAAAACTCTAATCTTGAAGCTGTAAAGATGATTAAGCAGTTTATGGTTAAGCATGGATTGACTGATAAAGAGCTAATCATTGATGTGCAAGGTAACGGTTTCTTAAAAGAGATTTTCAATCTTGTATCAGCAAATGGTGGAGGTGTCGCATTCTCCGGAGCGATTGCCGCAACTGCTAAGGGAAAGAAACTGTATGAAAGGTTTAAAGATGAAGCTGCACACCTTGCTACCCAAATGATAAAGGCTGGATTGATAACCTATGACAGACAGCTTGCTAAAATGAGATATACACATCAGAAGCTAAAGCGTGAAGGCTCTACTACTGTCTTAAAGCAAATGCAATTTGAGAGTAGAATATTCAAATTTAAACGCTTGCCTTCGGGAAGAATACAGTTTGAAGGAAAGAAGGAACAACATGCTCTGATAAAAGGCTTTTCTCCCGACCTTACAGACAATATCATTATGCTTTGTGGGGGATTGTGTTATGACTGTTATAGGGAATTGGCTGGTGCTACTGGTGGAGAATTGAGAAGGAAATTATCTCTTGAAGATATAATGAACCAAGTAAATGGTACTGCACAACCAACAAGGGAAAGAGGAAAGATTACTAATTCAGATAAGATATTGAAAATTTTAAGCAGCATATAAAAATGATAACGAGAAAAAACATTGATTGGTATTTGTCAAAACCAACGCGGCTGTTGTTGAAGAAGCCTTTTACAAGAGGTGGAAAATTTCAGTCGTGCAAAACTTATATTGGTGATGTTACACTTAACCAAAAATCAACTGCCCAGTTGAGCGATTTGACATTGCAAGAGGTTTCACAAGACCTCTATCTGAGAGAGTACGACCCTTCTCTACACAATATAAAGTATAATAATTCAATTCCTAAGATTGCAGTCAGAGTTGGAGATACTGATATAGTCATAGATGAACTTGTGCTGACAGTTTCTTTGCAAAAGAATATTCATGCGGCACATGTTCTTCATCTCACTGCTAATCCTATTTCTTTTACTCTCTGTAATATAGAGAAGAACGATACCATCAGTAAGAAGTTTCAGAACTTCAAGCTGGAATGGAACATGAGGAATATGGAGCAAATCAAGTACGAACTAATATCCAAGCAGAAGAAGGTTGGCGATGCTGGCGTACTATTCAAATTTGACCCTATAAAGAAAAAGGGAACAGTTAAAGTCTATTCCTATGATGATGGATATTCTGTCATACCCAACTACAATGAATATGGAGAAGAAATTTCACGCTCCTTATTTTATAAGATAGATGATTTGACAGAAGTCATTGATACATTCGATGATAAGTACCTTTATCGTTCAATACGAAGCAAAGAAGGAGAACCTACCAATAATGGATGGGTTACTGAAAGGATTCTTCATGGGTTTAGCCGTAATCCTCTTGTCTACCATAGAGGCAAAGTAGCTTGGGAATATTCTCAAAGTATAATTGAGATAATTGAATTGCTTACAAATATACATGCTGTGACATTAAAGCGGTTTGGTACTTGGGGATTAGTTTTAAAAGGGGAAATGAATGAAGACAGTTTCAAGCGAGATAACGGCACATTAGTTATCAATCTCCCGGCAGACGAAGGTTCAAGCTACAAGACAGAAGCAAAGACGTTGGAGTTTCCAGAGCCGGAAAGTATGATTGCTTATCTGGAATATTTGCTGGAACAAGTTTCAATTGCTTCATCTGTCAGCTTTATCACTCCAAAGGATATCACTAATACTGGAAGCGGTGGCAACGGTATTGCATTGTCTATGCGTAATGATATTGCGTTGGCTACTCAAAGTGTTGCTGATTGGTCTGATTCTATCAATGAGATAACCTATCTCTTCCAAGAGATGTTAGGATTGGAAGAAGACCAGACTAATGCTTATACAGATTTGAAGATTAAAGCCAAGCTGAATATTTGGAGCATGGAAACCAACAATACTAAGATTACCAACTTAGCTATGGAATCTAAATGGATTTCCCGACAAACATTGATTGAAGAATCTCCGTCTTCTGCACCGGATGAACTTGACCGAGTAGAAAGAGAGAAGAAGCAAGAAGAAGAAGATGCTATCAAGCAAGCTGAAAAAGCTGAACGGATAAGCAAGAACAACAATACAGAGATTATCGAAACTCCTAATAAAACTACTTACAGTAGCAACGTTTAAAATAATAATATCATGGATTGGACGCAGATTTTAGTATCAATACTTGGAGGGGGGGGGTTCTTAGGTGGAATAGTTTCACTTGTAAACATGAAACCCTCTCGCAAGAAAGCGATGGCAGAGGCTCGGACAGTTGAGATTACCAACCTTGAAAAGTCAATATCAATAATGGAAAAAAGCTACAGTAACATACAAACGTATGTGAACAAGGAAGTAACCCGTATTGAAAATGACCTTTCAGAACTGAAAAAGAAGTATGAAGAAAAAGTTATCTCTATACGGCAGGCGTACATTTGCAAAGTGCCAAGCGAAGAATGTCCCGTGCTGTTAAAGCAAGCAACGTTTGATATGGCACATGAATGCGATGAATGTAGAGATTGTGAAAAAAATGAAAAGAAGGAGGACTGAAAATGAATATAAAGAACTATTTTAATATCAAAGAGCTTGTATGCAAGCATGTATATAACAAGTTTGGAGAAATGGCTTGGACGTTTTTTGACCCACGATTGCTTGAAACAATATGCGTCATACGAGAAAAGCTTGGTAAGCCTATAACTGTCAATACTTGGCATTCGGGAGGAGGTCTAACGCAAAGAGGACTTCGTTGTAATGTATGCCAATTAGTAGCTGAAAAGACCCGATTGGAGAAGGTATATGTATCTGCACATCTGCAAGGAACTGCACTGGACTTTGATGTGAAGGGAATGACCGCTTTGGAAGTTCGTAATTGGATTAAGGCAAATCAGATACTTCTTCCTTATCCGGTACGCTTGGAACAAGATGTCACTTGGGTACACTTAGATGTACGTACTGATGGAAGTAATGGCAAAGTAACCTATTTCAAAGGATGAAAAAGGTTCTTCTCCTAATAATCCTTTTGCCTCTTTTGTTTTCATGCCGAACTGCAAAAGACTTGGAGAAAAATACAGAAATAAAAGAGATTATCAAAGAACGGCATGACACTTTAATGGTACACACAAGAGATAGTATCTATTTTTCTGTTATTCAAAAAGGCGATACTGTTTTTAATACTAAGTATATTGAAAAAATCAAGTACATAGACAGAACAGTCATACAGAATGATACTATATATCAAGAGAAAGAAGTCATTAAGGAGAAAGAAGTCATTAAGAAACATGTTCCATCATGGTGCTGGTGGCTTTTACTAATTAATGCAGCAATCATAGGAATAATCGGAATTAGGCACTTATATACAAAGTAATAATTAATAAAGTAAACGTTTGATTTTTAGTTTATAATATCTTATCTTTGTACTAAATCAAAAGCAATAGCATGTTGAAAGCCTATAAATATAGATTGAAGCCTACTAAGGAACAGAGGATATTCTTTGAGAAATCCTTTGGATGTGTACGCTTTATCTATAATTGGGCTTTGGCAAAGCGGATAGAAGCCTATCAGAACGAAGGGAAACGAATAAATGCGGTTGAACTATGCAAGATGCTTACCGACTTGAAGAAAGCGGAAGGCATGGAGTGGCTGAAAGAAGTAAGCAACGAATGCTTGCAGCAGTCAATCCGGAACTTGGATAGTGCATTTACAAGATTCTTTCGTGAGAAGAAAGGGTTTCCTAAATTCAAATCCAAGCACAAAAGCAGAGCAGTATATAAGGCTATCAACTCTGTAGAAGTAGACTTGGATAACAACCGGATTAAACTTCCTAAAATCGGATGGGTAAAACTGTCTGAGAATAGAAAGTTTGAAGGAGATGTAAGGTCTGTCACGGTATCTAAAACCAAGACAGATAAATACTATGTTAGTGTATTGGTAGAGGATGGGAAAGAACTTCCATCCAAAGAACCGATAACTTATGAGGGTACAATCGGGATAGATGTAGGAATAAAGGACTTTGCAGTATGTTCCAATGGGGACGTATTTCAAAACCCTAAATATCTTGAAAAAGCTACTGACCGATTGAATATAATCCAAAAGCGTTTCAGTAAATCCAAGAAGGGAGGAAACAGATATGAAAGACTTAGAAAGCAGTTAGCAAGACAATACGAGAAAGTAACCAACCAACGGACAGACTTCTTACACAAAGTAAGTACAAAGCTCGTTCGCGAAAACCAAGCGATAATCATAGAGGACTTGAACATTAGCGGCATGATGAAAAATCACAAGCTTGCACGTTCAATAGGCTCTGTTGGTTGGGCTACTTTCTTCTCCATGCTTGAATACAAGTGTGAATGGTACGGGAAGACTTTAATTCGCATAGGTCGCTTTGAACCGTCTTCAAAGATGTGCGAGTGCGGATATATAAATAGAGAACTTAAACTTTCCGACCGTAAGTGGACTTGTCCCAAGTGTGGAACTGTGAATGACAGAGATTTACTTGCAGCCCGAAACATTAAACGCTTCGGACTACAAGCACAGAATTTATTAACCCAACCGATGGCGCATCGGGGATTGGACGGTGAGAACCCAACTATGGACGACCGGGGCACAAGCTCCCTAAGAAGTAGCGGTTCGATGAAACGTCAAATTATTCAAGTGTAAGCTTGGATATAAGCACCTACTACGTAAAATGGCGAACGAAGTAAACCCTATACTGAATATATACAATGAAGATGGCACTCCCTTCCACGACATCAGTTTGAGAAAACACACTTTCTCAACTATTGTTATGTCGTTAAATGACAAGATAGAAGGAGAGTTTTATTATAAAGACAATTCACTTTCGTTTACTCTGCAAGAATATGTAGAGTATAAAGGAATAAAGTACATTCTTAAAAATCCTCCCGTAGTTGTTAGAAAAGGAATGACTTCGGAAAACAGCGAGGCAAAGGGAATGACTAAATATAGTTGTACTTTCTACCATGAAATGATTGAATTGTACAACATTCCCTTTACTGACATTGCTATTAGTAGCAGTGAGGAAAGTTATCGTAGCGAAAAACGGACTTTCTCGTGGATTGGTACATTAAGCATGTTCGTTCAAAAAATCAACTCATGTCTTGTCGGAACTAAATGGACTTGCAAGTTACAGCCAACATTTGTAGATGATGGGACAATGAGTGATGTGTTATCATTCAGTAATCAATTTATTTCAGACGTTTGCAAGACTGCATACGAAACATGGAAAGTTCCATTTGTAGTTGATGGATATACTATTTGGTTTGGCAAGCCATCTAAGGAAATACTTGACAATGAAAACAAGCCATACATATTCAAATTCGGACAAGGTGTAGGACTAAAAAACAATGATTGCACACCAAAGAATAATAAGGTCATTACTCGTATTGCTGGATATGGTAGCAACATTAATATTCCGTATGGCTATCCTATAATTACAGATGCAGACGGAAATCGCATTGAGCACCCATATACTCGTGACACGTTAATGCCATCAGTATATGTAGAGGCAGTTAGAAATAAAGTCTTGTTTGGTTCTAAAGACCCTCTTATTGACTACTATGACGCAGATAGCAGCTATCCTACTCCTATCAATCCTCTTGCACCAGTATTCCATATCCAAGAATTTTCCAGCATACGACCTACTATTGAAGGTATGACATACAAGGAACAAGCTATTGACTTGTTCAAAGAAGTAATAGTACCAGAAGGTGGCTGGGATGATTATATTGACCCCGAAACGGGAGAGGTTAGACAGTCGTATTTTGATGTGACGCTTTATCCTCTTGGCTTTGACTTATATGCACAAGCAGCAGTTACAAGCGGAATGACCTTCTCCATGAAGTCTGGTGACACATTAGGAGCTAACTACGAGGTAGCCGTAGATTGGGAAGATGTAAAAAAGAACTTCTATGTAACTGATGAAGCTGGAAACATTGTATTCAAACCAAATGGAGAACAGAGGGACTATGCTAAATATCCAGACAGTACAGACCAAGCTATTACTATTAAACTGACAAAGGACTTAGATACATTTGGTACGATAATGCCAAGCAAGTTCCAGCAAGTTAAAACTGGCGACAAGTTTGTCATATTGCACATTGAAATGCCACAAGCATATATAGACAAGGCACAAGAACGTTTGGACGTCGCCATGAAAAGATATATGCTTGAAAATAATATGCCTTTGTATGACTATCCTTTGAGCTTCGACGAACACTTCTTGGAAACAAACCAAGCAATTCTTGCGCAGATTAAGCCTAATACTATTGTCAGATTCTTGTATAAAGACAATGAGGACGCTATGGAATTATCCGTAAAGGAAATGTCAATCCAATATGGTACAAATCCCCTTCCTACTTATAATATTACCTTAACGGACGAAGTGTCTATTGTACTAAATCAGATAGGACAGATAGCTGACGGTCTTAGTAAGTTAGGAAGTCAAGTAGCACAGTTACAAGCTATTTATGGACTTGACATTGTAGGCGAACTGAACAAAAAACTCAGTAGAGTTAAAGATGATACCGCACAAGGAATGATAACTTTCTTGCGTGGATTGAAAGTCGGTAGCTTTGTGACCGGAAGTACGGGCGGTATATTCTATGCAGATACAGACGGAAAGTCCCATGCTGAACTTGACTATCTAACTGTACGAATGAAAGCCATGTTCTATGCTTTGGAGATTATCAAGACCGGAGTTATCGGAGGTCGTCAAATGATTACTCCCGGTGGTGCAATCGAATGTATCAAGATAGAAGATAGAAATGATATACTTGACGAAGAAGGTAACAAGACTGGCGAAAACATTTGGGACTACTGGCGATGCTATTTCTATCAAGATGATGGCACAGAAGCGTTAGATAATCGTTTCCGCGCTGGGGATATGGCTTTAGCACAAGACTTCAATATTAAGGAGGGAGTTTATGAGAATGTGTCAAATCATTACTTTTGGCGTTTAGTCGTAAACGTAGGAACTAATTACATTGACATCTCAAAAACTGATGCTGATGCAGCCAGTGATGCACCACGAGTAGGAGATACCATTTGCCAATTAGGTAATAAGACCTTTGTTGATGCAAATGGTGTTACTCATGTAGAGGACAAGACAAGACAGAATGCAATTATCTTTAGTGCAGTTGACACTTTCTCACCAAGTATGACTTTATATGCTGGCATAAACAGCTATTCATACCTCAACAAAGAGTATGTGTCCTATGGTGTTGATAAGACCACAAATCTCGCTTATATGAACGTCTATGGCAACTCTTATATCGGAGCAAGAGATAAGAGCAGCTATATGAAGTTTGATACGGTAACTGGTGTTGAGATAAAAGGTAAACTTGTAACTAAATCCGGCAAAGACGTTGAGGAAACATTCAACAGCTTTCAAGACCAGATAGATGGAGTAAAGGAAACTTGGTACGGAGAATATACACCAACTCTTACTAATCAGCCAGCAGTTGATTGGAACACAGAAGCTTTGAAAAAACGGCATGAAGGTGATGTATTTACCAATATCCAAGAATATGTCGATGATGAAACTACTCCCGATGCAGGCAAATCATGGAGATGGGTAAAGACGGGAGATACATGGGGATGGAAGCAGATTGCAGATAATGACACTTCAAAGGCTTATCTTGAAGCAGCTAAAGCGCAAAAGGCAGCAGAAGAAGCTAAGAAAGAAGCCAATGACGCAAAGCAGACTGTAACCAATATGAAAGACTTCACAGACGAAGCCTTTAAAGACGGTATTGTTGACAGACAAGAAGCTGCTGCGATTGAGAAATATTTGAACTCAATTAAATCAATACAGAAGAGCGTAGCGGAATCTTATTCTAAGGTTTATGCTAATCCTTTATTGTCCGGTACTGCTAAGGTAGAACTAAAAACCGCTTATGATGGATTTAATGTGGCAACTACCGAGCTTATTACTGCTATTGATGATGCCATAGCTGACGGAGTAGCTACCTCAACGGAAGTCGCTTTGGTAGATGGTAGGTACGACACCTTCAATACCAAATATGGAGATTTTATAGCTTATTTGAATGCAGCCAACAACTTTATCCAAGACAAAATAAACACTTCGGCAGAAGATGCAAAGAAAGCTGCGGAAGAGGCTCAAAAGGCGGCAGATGCAGCCAAAGCAGAAGCGGAAGCAGCAAAGCAAAGATTGGATAAGTGGGCAGAAGATGGGGTTATATCTCCTACTGAAAAGCAATCAATCAAAGATGAAATAGTTCGTATAGACGCTGACAAGACAAATATTACAGCAGGATATACTTTGTATTCATTGGGTAGCCCTACGGGTTATCTGAATGCTCATAGCAATTATCGTGCAGTGTTGGTTACATTATCTGCTTCTACTCCCGAAAATATAACTATACCTTCTGACTTCGCTTCAAAGCAATCTGCATACTACAATCAAAGAACGGCAGCTTTGAATGCCATCAGTGACGCAGCTAAGGCAGCAGTAGATACCGTTAAAAAAGATTTGGCTGGTTATGAATATCTAAAGAAAGCGTGGAAAGAGAGTACCACAATCGAAGGTGGCGTTATTCAGAATGCGTTAAACATGCTGGGATATACTGACCCGGTAGCTGGATTTAAAGTAATGTCCGGTATGAATGGTGTCTATGATGCTACTAAGGTCGGTGGAGGTATTGCTTCTTGGTATGGAGGTTCTATGAAGGATAGAGCAGATTATACAGAAGCAAACATGCCATCAGATGTAGCAAAGGCTATCATTCGTATGGATGGCTCTGGCTACCTTGCAAGTGGTGCTGTATGGTGGGGGACTGATGGTGTTTTCCATGCTGACCCACAATCATTCATCATCAAAGAAAATCAGCTTGGCGACTATGTTTCTCTATTCCAGATTGTATATCGTTCTGGAACTCCGAAGACTATTAGCTACATGATACCACAATATCCAATGCAGAAATTGACAGTTTCCGACTACATCGAAATAGGAACAACTGGGTATCGCATTGGAGTGGATAGTGCCAATAATGCTATTAAAGTCTACAAAGAAGATGGCTCGGCTGTTAACTTCTACGCAAGCGGTGCTGTATCTGCAAAAGGTATCAGTTCCGGTAGTGGTGGTGGAGGAGGCGGTCTTATTGACACCGTTTATGGATATTCAAGTTTAGGTGGCACTTTTGCTGATTCAACATTATCAGACACCTTTAACGCATACACTATCAACAAGTTGGCAAGTAGAATTACTGAACTTGAAAAGAATGGTGGTGGAGGAGGCGGTCTTATTGACACCGTTTATGGATATTCAAGTTTAGGTGGCACTTTTGCTGATTCAACATTATCAGACACCTTTAACGCATACACTATCAACAAGTTGGCAAGTAGAATTACTGAACTTGAAAAGAATGGTGGTGGAGGTACTGTCATTGCTGGTATCAAAGTTAACGACCAAACTTATGCGCCAGACACAAGCAAGTATATTACGCTCCCAAACTACCCTTCCACTACTATTACTGGAACGGGAAATGTCCTTACCAACGCTACTTATGACAATAGTACGCGAGTACTGACATTAACTAAAGGCAATATTGCTACTACCGCTAACCATTTAGAGAGATATGCTCAAATAACCTCTACTGCGATAGATACTGTATCTACATTTACAGCATCTAAGACATCTGTATGGGAGGCAAATGGTACTGCATATGGAACTACTGGTGCTAATGATACTGTATTAAACATTGGTTCTGCGGCAAATAGGTTATTCCAATTAAGAGCAGCCTATAATTCTGATGATTTTTACCTTAGAGGTGTTGGTGCAAGTTCTTTCAGAACTTGGTATAAAATCCTGCACGAAGGGAATTACGCCTCTGCCT